TGTGGATGTCCATCTTGTACATAGACATCCACATCTGCAATTGTAATTATCACCTTCCACAAATCACCATATTTTTCAAATGTTATGACATCGTCAATATCCCTGCAACCTGCTGGGTCGATATTGAATGTGAATCCTGTAATTGGTGTGCGAGTTCCGATGGACTGCCCATTCGCAGCCGGTTTGAAATCATACTTTGGCCACTTCAAAGGGGATGCCTGCCAAATAAGGGCTTCCCTTTCCGCATCTAAATCACCTGACACACCGAGTGTATGATGAAGTAGCCCACGAGGAAAGGTGGAGTCCCATTTGTCAAACTTAATAAGTATTATTCGATTTTTGGATACATCCTTTTCGGAACATCCTACAATAAAGTGTGGATAATGACGATTATAAGGAGTAAATAGATATATTGGAATACCCTTTGATGTAAGACCATATTTGGATTTATTTGTAAGTTCCAATGTACCAACAATAAGAGGATGTTCATCACGTAGTTCAAGATGTACCTTTTCGGAATCTGCAGACAATTGAACATGGTCACCAGGCAGACATCGGTTTGCGAGTTTTGCCCCTTGGAATCTATGAAGTTCATCCCCTGTATCGGATAGAATAACAAACTGGTCATAGTCTTTAGTCTGTAAAATACCTTGAATACTGTTCTTGGGTTGTTCTTGGAGTTGAGATACACCGAGTACTTCCTGTAAAATCTTTTGAGCGTTATTCATTTAGAGGGCTTACAGAATCTAAAATATGATTCAGAATCAAATTTTAGATAATGATGCGATTTATGGTGAATACGATTTCAGGCTCCATTCAACTTCCATTTTTGATTATTTATTATTCTGGAATGGATGTATGGAATGCGGTTACAACCGAATTGCAGAAAAAGTCTAAACAATAAATACATATATGAGTTGCGGGAACAGATTTCAATGTGGTATAACCCGACTCGCTAAACACAAATTTACTTCCGACCGACCATCGAATACAGAGCTACATAACGATAACCAGAAAAAACTCAATGATCTCCTTCGTCTCCGAGAAGAACAGGACAAAGGGATTTTTACACCTGTTAGTCCCGCCACAACTACCAGTCCCGCCACAACTACCAATCAGCCCTATACACCATGGTCTAAAGAAAATTTGAAGTAATACTTAGACTGCTGAATCAGCACGATGGAATCCGCATATCAAATCACCCTAGAAGCTATAGAGCCCTTTGTAAGAAAAGAAATAACATATTTGGAATCAATTGGCCTGGGGCTCTCTCAGGCTATGACAGGAATAGTTGCGAGTGATGCCTCAATCAAGTTTATCGATCTAGATATAATCTCTGAACGAGTCAATCTACAAAATATGTGGAAAGAATGTGCTAATCCTATTGCAATTGTATTTCGGGAACGAATGGATGACTGGTATGTGATTATTCCGTGTAATGACAAATTAGTCAGTTGGGAGATACGAAGAATTCCTGGTAGAGATCACAATTTAGTCAGTGCCAAGTCATTGGCCGAATATGCTATGCGAGCGGATTTCAATAATCCGCTAATTACAGTGTCCTTCACCAATTAAATGTCTTATAAGAATTCCATATTCTGGTGTTCATATGAGATTCTACCGTATTTTTGAATTGTGGGTCTTCTCTATGATTTGTTGGATTCAGTAGCAGAAATGTTGCCTCACCCGAAAATGATGGAATCCATACTCTATAAGGTGTTATCAGTTTGGAATAACTGCACCAGGTATCCATACAATCTATGAGATCCATTAGAAATGTGTAGGGTTGTACAGATGACGGTTTTAGAATATTCCGCATTCCTGCATAGATACTAATAGATGCATTTTTCTTACACCATTGGGGTAAATGATAAAATAATTCCGTCCATTTTGCCTGGTCACATTCCTGTGGTTCAAATAGGTCAATGATGACCGCATCGTATGCTTCAATGGGTGCGAATTGAATAGCCTCAAAAATATCTTCATAATAAATCTGGATGCGTGAATCATTCCATGCACCTTTCGCCCATTGCGGATACTTCTCCATAAATAGCTTAACGACATCTGTATCCCATTCAAACATATCCACCGCAACCACTCCTGGGAATTTTAGAACCTCCCTCGCTGTTGCACCTTCGCCTCCACCAATAATACAGACCCTTTGCGGGGGAGTTGTTGCGAATGACATAGCAGGATGAACAAGTGCCTCATGGTAAATCTTCTCATCCACGGTACAACTCTGAATAGAATTATTCATATAACAGGCAAGACCCCATTGTGGTCTTTCGACTATTTCGAGAAGGGTGTTGCGTGAGGTTGTAATCGACTCCCTGATTTTCGCATTCGGCCATCGTTGAATAAGACCAAAATCCTGCGTATCATCTTCCTCATATCCAGTGGTTTTATTAGACATTCTAAACAATATATTATGTATCTTGTTTAGATTCTAAGTACTTATTGTAGCGCTTATTGTAGCCCGCTCGAACCAAATCCAGCATCACCCCTCTCAGTACCAGGCATTGATTCGACTAGTCGCACATTCCGAATCCACCCCATATCAGGAGCAACAATCTGAAATAGACGATCTCCATACTCCACATCCGAATCTCCTGTCATCGACCACACAGGTGCTTTTAGTTCTCCCCTGTAGCTCTTATCAATCACTCCCGTGGAATTCGCCATCATTAGTCCCGATTTGTAAATGGATGACCTCGGAACTAGCCAGAAGTGCGAATCAGTCTTTAAAAAATCATTCGATGAACCACCTGGCATACGCTCCACTTTCAGTAAACGGGCAACCAGACCAAACGAAATAAATGCCGGCATTGTTGCGATATGCACTTTTACAGTCGAATGGAGGTCAAATCCAGCATTCATTTCTGACCGGTCAAATTCTGGTTTGTACTGGACATTCCCTTTATTCAGTAGCATAATCTCGAGCTCATACCAGGTATTATTCATTTTAGTTGTGTATATATACATACGTAATAAATCTTTTAGATTCGAATATAGGACATGAATTTCTACAAATGTAGATAGAGACTATCTGAAATAACAATATCCCGAATGATTCGACCCCGTACCTCCAATATCTTATCTATTTGCTCAGTATGCTGACAATACGTGGCCATAGCGAGCCATTCATCCAGCATATTTGCCATTTTCATAACTGAACGAATGAAGTTCCCTTCAAATAGACCGTGTTCCTGACAGATTACCGATGCATTCACACCTTCCACCCAGAGTCGCATCGGTTCAATCATTTGTGTTGACGTCTGCCAGTATCCCCTTGGACTACCTATATGTCCAATTTCATCTTCCATTTTCTCAAAACAATGAGCGAGTTCCTGGATTCTTCCAAGAACACTACGAACATCCTGTGAAACATTCAAAGATGCAACGGATGGGCTCTCTTCCGTTTCTTTCCCCTCCTGAAAACACGCTAAGACGGCAACGAGGTCGTTTCCTGATAGGCCATGAGCAAGTTCCTCCGTATAAAGCTCTGTCATTAGAATCTGATGTCCCTCATTAATCTCGGTTGCCAGAATTCCCTTCAATGTCAAGTCAGAATTCTGTAGGGTGAGTGGATTTCCATTCTTGAGATATCCGATTTTATTCAGAAATCGGACACTCGGTTCAATACTTTGTTCGTGTTGTTGCAGGGCTTCCAGGTCGGATTTCAGTTCAGCATGTTGTTTTTCCAAATTATTTAGAATTGTAAAATTTGCGAGCCATGTTGTCCACTTGGGGCCAATCTGTTTATTTTTTACACGGTCAAGCTCCCGTTGAATCTCTTTTCGTTCTGCATTCACTGCCCGTTTTATCCTCGATTCCAACTCTAACCGAATACGACACTCCTCATAGATTTTTGTATCAAGCTGAGCACCAAGGATCGATTTCTGACACGTATCCAAGTCGCATTGTATAGCGATGATCTGCTTCTGTCTCTGCTGAAACCAATAACTTTGTTCCATGATTTCAAGCCATTTTAGAGGAATATTATTTCCACTATTGGACGATGCCTGAATCGTCTTCAGAATGAAATCATAGTGGAAATCCATTCGACTCTGCACGGGTGGCCTAGCACCTTTCATCATTGTTTTCATTTCCATGGGCTCCAGGGGCTCACGGTCTGGCAGATAAATGACAACTCCCTTATCATCTTTGCCTCTGCGACCCGCTCTCCCCGCCATTTGGATATACTCGTCGTTGCGTAAAACTCGCATACCCTGCGTCTTTTCATCATATTTCTTATATCCCACAAATACCACGGTTTTCGTCGGCATATTCAAACCCACCGCAAAGGTTTCCGTACAGAACAATACTTTCACAAATCCCTTTGAAAACAGGATTTCCACGATTTCTTTTAGGAGTGGCAAGAGACCACTGTGATGAAAGGCAATTCCTCGTAGTAGGAGGTCTTGAATTGTATGAAACTGTGGAACAATTTCTAAATCCTTCATATGTCTGTGGAGATGAAACCCAATAATATGTTTGACGGATGCAGTATCCGTTGAAGATAGGAGTGAACCTGCCACCTTCTTAGCGTAATTTTCGCATTGTTTGCGACTTAGTACAAAGAAGAGTGCAGGCAGGAGCTGTTTTGTTTGTAGGAGTGTAATGGTCTCATTCATTTGGTGAACAAAGGATTGTGTATGAACTTTTCCTTCAATCGCACCCTTTTCATCGGCTCTTCGGGCATTCGCCACCTTTTGCTGAAATCTCTTTTTATCATCTTGTTGAGTCTGCCCCGCTCTCAGCCAATCCAAATATGCCTTATCATTATAAATCTCCTTGGAATCAAGAAGAGTTATGAAATTCCCTGTACCATCCAAGAGATAATGGGTCAAGGGTACAATACGATATTGCGTTTCAATTAAATGAATCGGTTTCTGTTTGAGAAGTCCGAGCCAATTTGCCAGGTACTCAGGATGGTCAAGAGTAGCAGACAGCATAACCATATTAATTTTACTGGGAAGAAGAATCATTGTCTCCTCCCAGATTTTACCACGGTCTTTATCATTAATATAATGACACTCATCAAAGACAACTGCATCCACATCATCCATTGATATGGACGCTGTCAGTCCGAGAGACTCTGTGGTTGTTCCCTGCTTATATAGGAGGTTTCTCAATATCTCGGTGGTCATAATAACAATTTGCGCATCAGGACAGAATTTAATATCACCCGTCATAATCCCAACCGATTTATCCTTAAACAAATATTTAAGGTCATTAAACTTCTGATTTGACAGGGACTTAATGGGTGTAGTATAGAATACCCGCTTTCCTTTATTGAGTGAGTGCCAGATCTGATACTCACCCACTAGGGTTTTCCCTGACCCAGTTTTAGCGCAGACAAGTACATTTTCGGCTCTGGAGATTGCTGAAATAGCATGTTGTTGGAATGGATCCAGTGGAAATGTATAGGGGTGTTCTGGCAGAGTATCAGGAGTCTTGGAGATATCGACGATATTTAGAAATGACATTTATTTCGGTGTTGCAACTTGGGTCTGACATTTAGTAGGCAATTGCATATGTATCAAATTTATTGACCTAAAGAATATCTTCGTTTCCTGGGAAATGAATATTCTTGTTACAGGTGGATGCGGATTTATTGGGTCTAATTTTATTAACTATATTCTGGAAAATGATAAATCTATTCGGATATTCAATATTGATTGCTTGAATTATTGTGCGAATGAGGCAAATGTGAAAACGATTGCACAGGATAGTCCCGATAGTCGCTATAAATTTATTCGTGGAAATATAACAAGTAAGGACTTTGTACTCCATATTTTACACGAATACGCAATTGATGCTATAATTCACTTTGCCGCACAGAGCCACGTGGATAATTCATTTGATAATTCACTACAGTATACGATGGATAATGTATATGGAACACATGTACTTTTACAGGCCTCAAAGGAGTATGGAAAGTTGAAGAAGTTTCTACATTTTTCAACCGATGAGGTGTATGGTGAGGTAGATTTGGAGCACCCAGGATGTCATGAGAAATCACTCCTGAATCCGACAAATCCATATGCCGCAACGAAAGCAGCAGCGGAATTTCTTGTTCGTTCCTATTACCACAGTTTTAAACTCCCGATTGTTATTGTACGATGTAATAATGTCTATGGGCCGAATCAATATCCTGAGAAGGTTATTCCCAAATTTATTAAGCAATTACGGGAGGGAAAGAAGCTAACAATTCACGGAAAGGGCGAGACTCGGCGGAATTTTATCTGGGCAGAAGATGTAGCAATCGCAACGCATCTTATTTTTAATAAAGGCCAAATCAATGAAATCTACAATATTGGAACAACCCAGGAGTTTTCGGTTATGGATGTTGCCCGAATTCTTATTGATAGAATAACTGCCGATAAGATTCTTGCGAATCATATAACATTTGTCGAAGACAGGCCATTTAATGATTTTCGGTATTCGGTGGATACATCAGAGCTAAAGGCACTCGGCTGGAAAGAACAGCACACCGATTTTGTTAAAAATATTGAGCTCTTAATTGGGTGAATGAGCCTAAAAGAAAGGGCAATGATAGTGTAGATGAAAACTGTAGTCGTAACCCTAACAGACTCTGCGTATTTTCATAAAGCACGGAGAACCATTATTGATGTTCGTACCCGTGGCAAATGGACGGGCGATATTGTGCTAATTTGTGTTGGATTCAATCCCAATATGAACTTCTGTGATTTCTACAATATTATCGTATTGCGTGTGAATCATATTAATACAGATAGACTGATGGAGCAATATAAAATCTGTCCTCTTAATCCGACGGATGATAATCGACAGTATGCGAAGCTGACGCAATGGGACAAATTCACAGTCTTCGATTCCTGGTTTCAACAATGGGAGAAAGTCGTCTATTTCGACGCTGGTCTGCGGGTACTGGATGATATTCACTACCTGACAGATTTACCGTGCGACGGTGTTATTATGGCACCCGATGATTCTGCGCCATACGACAACGAAAAACGATTTGGAGTTATTATTGAAACCGATAAAAATATACCAGCTGTGACCGAACTATTCAAGGAGTATTCTCCTGATATTCTCAAGGAGCGATATTTTCTGAATTGTGTTTGGATGTATGACACAGCATTACTCAAAAAAGTGTCCTTTCGGGATTTAGAACAAGCGATGAATAAGTATCCCATTTGCCGTTGTAACGAAATGACAATTATGAATCTAATTTTCACATTCAAACACCGTGTATGGCGACCATTCCCTGAGTTTGCGGATGCAGAGAATAAAAAACGCTTATTCGGCTGGACAGAATGGGACAGGAATTACGGGACGAATAAGACATGGCGGGACTTCTGTTTTCTAAAATACCCTTGTACGATTAATTTTGACTGTGATTGAGTACTCCTTGGTCACCCCTCAGCCTACGAATAAGACACCGTGTAATAGACTCCTGGATAGAAAGTAGCTCTATATTGTGTTTATTACAAAATCCTTCTAATTTTTTAGTACAGAGCTCATTATTTGAGCGGTCTGATTTAATGTATTTCATTTGCTCTTCGTATGAAACCAATTTCCAAGAGTGTTGAGGATTAATAAATTCTGCATACTTTTTGAGAATCCAATCGTGTTCCGTTGTTCCTGGATTTGTTAGGTTAAATACCCCCTTTTCCTGGACTTCAATCATTTTATCAATAATAGGCCACATATCATCGAGAACTGTCATGGAATTGGGGATGGAACAAATATTTGGATAGCTAATAAGTTTATCAATCAAATTACGCTGTGATACGAGTTTGGATACTGGCATGCGAATGCGAAGCTGTAGCGTATTCGGAAAATATCTTAGAACTTGGTCTGTATATCCCTTGACGGTTGAATATCCCGAACCAAAAAAATTGGGCTTATCCCATTCGGTGAATATCTTTGCATCATCTGTGTAGGTATAAATACACCCAGTTCCAAGATAGATAAAGTGCTTATCGAATTTATTAGACCAAAAAGCAAGATTGTATGGGGCAAAAAAGTTGTCCCGCATATTTTCATTCAGTTTTCCTGGTAGTTCTAGATAGTCAATCGACGGAATGAGCTTTCCGTCTGGAGCAGTTCCATAGGTTCGCCCTAAAAACGAAATAATACAATCGGGATTCGTCCTCTGGATTTCATCATAGACTTCAAGAAAGTTTTCCGCACGGGATGTTGCAATAATTGCGGTATGTTTAGTATTTGCGAGAAACTGACCACCAATCCAACCTTTTGCACCGAATACAAGAACCCGCATTATAAGGGTTTATAAAGTTGAAGCTTTAGATGCGAATCCAGGATGGTTCATAAATATCCTCCCACTGTTTTGGCCCTGTTGGTCCAAACCACTTTGATGGAGCAATTACATTTGTAAAGTTTCCCAACCAGACTGCCCACCAAATAAATGTGGAATTCGACATTATACAGTGTTTAAATTGTTGTAATAGTACAAGTGTATCTATATCACTTTCATTATTTAATGTTATATATTCCCGCTTATACACTTCCGAAATACTATCGGATATCTCAGACCAAAACCGATTATCATCTCCACATAAAAGGAAAATTGGATTTTCTACATTGCTTAGCATTCTTTCGACGGCTTGTGCATAATATTGACCTGTTAGAGGTCCATGACACTCATATGCGGTTATGTAGTCGGTTCTTCGACAATGTACAACAACTACTCTTGATAGATTCTCAAATAAATATTGATATTTTACTTTGAGTTGATTGAGTATACTCGGATCTTGTCGAAATAGCTCTTTTATTTCCTGTTTAATTTGGGGATTGTAGAAATATTTTGAAGATTGTAAATATCCATTTAGATATATGCCATTTTTTGGAAGTGGTGGTATTTCCACATATTTTGTGGATTCATATTCACCTCTCCATTGTTCGATACGAGGGGGAAGTGATTGTACTAGATATGGTTGAACCGATTTTAGGAAAGAATCCCAATACACTTGGCGATTTCCATTATCGGTCTTTTTAATAATTTGGAGGCGCCCATTTTCCCTCTTTGCATACGCATATGCCGATGCAATTTGGAACAATTGATTTCCAAGTCCACCCATTATATTTACAGAAACTACTGGAATAGGCATTTATAGAGAATATACAATTAAGTCTTTAGATATGAATTATGTATATATGTTATACACCGAGGAAGGCCAAACATATGTTGGAGCAACTAAAGATGTAGAAAAGCGATTGAGACAGCATAATAAAGAACTATCAGGAGGGGCAAGAGCAACTGGTATACGAGTAGCACAGGGATTGACATGGAAACGGGCATGTTATATATCAGGAATTCCTGAGTGGCGTTCGGCCTTACAGATTGAGTGGCGATGGAAACAACTTGGGCGGACACAGTTCCAGGGTATAAAAAATCCTATTCAAAAGCGACTCTGTGCCCTGAAACGACTTCTTTCATTGGAGAAACCGACCGAAATAGCGATTCCATATGAAGCATATCCATCGGGTCCACCATATATAGTATGGGAATCGGAGGAATTACAAGCACAGTTTGAAAAAATCTAGGGTCTAATATGACGCAGACGCAAAGTCAGATCCCTTAATGCCTGATTCCGTCATATTTATTATTCCTTGTCGGGTAAGATTGTCATAAATTTTATTATCAATATCTTCATCCTCCTCGGTTTCCACCCTTGTAGATGATAATTGATCCATTACACCTGGAGCCATACCAAATCCCTCATCTCTGGCTTGTTTTGAAAAATAGAATACTAAAATAAGTGCAATCAGTGAAAATAAAAAGAAATTGAGCCCAAATACCGTCTTCATTCTATATTCTATAGAAAGATTTTTATTATACCCGTTGCACTCCAAAATTGCGTTTTAATCTCTCGATTTATTCTATGAATGAATGTGAGAAATGTCATCCTGGGCGAATAGACTTGTTCCCAGAAAGCGAGATTTATCGCAGATTCCCGAGCCATTTCGCCCCCAGATAATTCCAAGAGTACAACGCTCTGAGATAGTTCAGTCTGAAGCATATCAACTACAGGACACATCCTATAAATCAGATGAATATAGGTTAAAAAATGAAATTGTGGAAAATAATCGTTCGAAGCCCGACATGAATATAAATCCTCGGGAATACATCACTAAAAAGGTAGTAGCACTTCCTAATCCGAGCGCAGTAGAATTAAGCAATAAAGGCAAATCATATGTCTTTGTAATTTTACGCCACATACGGAATGTACGAGATAATGATTTATGGATTTCATCATACAACTCAATCCGAAAGTTTTACACCAATAAAATAGTCATCATTGATGATAATTCGAATATTAATACAGTGAATGGAAAACTTATAAATGCGGAGGTAATATATAGTGAATTTAATGGTGCGGGTGAGATCTTACCCTATTATTACTTTTTACAGAATAAATGGGCAGATACTATGATATTTTTACACGATACGATGTTTTTGAATAGACCATTTAAGACGACGGAATTAGAAGCTCCTATTCGATTTCACTGGCATTTTAATAAATCGGCTAGCGAGGATTACCGAAAAATATCTAATTACATATCTGTTTTGAAGAATAATACGGATTTATTGGCTGGGCTAAAAACCGATATAAATTGGCGTGGATGCTTTGGAGTAACTACAATTGCAGATTTGGATGTTATCCAGAATCTAGAAGATAAATATAAACTGTTCTCAAGCCTGGCATTATCCATTAAAACAAGAAAAGATCGTGAAACATTTGAAAGAGTGTTTGGTATAGTACTATACTTTGAAACCCTTGTAGATGATACTACAGTATCTAATTTTGGTGATATTCTAAAGTATCCTGGTGCATTTGACTCTGAGAATAATAACTATGAAACTGGTGCTAGAATTGTACAACAAAAAGGATATGATACGGCTATTATTAAGGTGTGGCGGGGACGTTAAATATGTGTAGATTATTGTATAATTATTAAAATATTTATAAGTAAAATGTCATCTTGGATAACACCGAAAAGAATAGTTAAAAAAGTAGTTCCACCCACAACAGCAACAATAACAACAGGAAAAATAGAGAGTAGTATAAATGATAATGATTTTATTACAAATGATATTGAAGTTTTAAAGGTAGAAAATAAACAAGAGTATAAATCAGTACTAGATTATATTGATGCGATATTTTATATCAATTTGGAACACAGAACTGATAGAAATTCTCATATTCTTGCTGAAATTAAAAAAATAGATCCAACTTTAAAAAAAACACATCGATTTGATGCAATATACATTCCTTCGAATGGAGCTCTTGGAGCCACCCTAAGCCATACAGGGATTTTAAAAAAATGTTTAGAACATCCAGAATGGAATCATATAGCTATTTTTGAGGATGATTTTACATTTGTTTCAAATAATTCAGAATTAATTTCTAATAATTTATTGAATATTATTAATTCTGTAGATAATGCGGATATGATTCTTTTAGCATATGGAATCGTTGATTTTAAAAAACAAAAAACAAGTAATTCAAATATTCTAAAAGTATTTTCAGTGCAAACTGCATCAGGCTATATAATAAATAAAAACTACATACAAATACTTTTAGATAATTTCATATTCAGTGGCGAACAACTCAAATTATTTGGCAAAAAGCATGAATATTGCTTAGATCAGTATTGGAAGCGATTGATGCCTTCAGGAAAATGGTATACAACAAGGGAGCGTCTGGGATATCAATATGCCAATTGGTCAGATATTGAAAACCAATTTAATGATTATAAATGTTAAACTAGTTAATAACTAGTTAGACCAACGGGCATTTAAAAAATACCCGTTTGCCGCCGGCCGCTGGGTATTTCTAAACAAGATTCAAGCCTATTTTGCCTTTGGCGAAATTTGCTTATTGCCGGTTTGAAATACACAGCGGCCTAATAAATAGATATAAAGAAATATAATTATTTCTATATAATTATATAATTATGTCATCATGGATTTCATCTAGAGTAAATCCAGTAAAAAAAAGAATCGTTAATATCCCTACAATAGTACCTACATTCCATATTCTAATAGCTACAAGTGGAAGACCCTCTCTTAAAAATATGTTAGATAGTCTTAAGTATGAATTATTACAAAATGATGCTATAACAGTCGTGTTTGATGGCAATTCCGGAAAAGCTAAATCATTATTCTCAGCTGACTGGCTAAAAGGTCATAAGTCAAAAATACAAATTATCGAAGAGGATCCAAATCTAGGATACTGGGGTCATGGTATTCGTAATAAATATCAGGGAACTCTAGAACAAAAAACAACATATATTATGCACGCAGATGATGATGATGTGTATATAAAAGGTTCATTTAATAGATTAAGACAATTATGTACAGATCCTAATATATTATATATAGCAAAAATGTTAAATGTAGTTCATGGAAATACAATACCATCTCAGTCTCATAGTATTGTAAAAGATGATATTGGTACTCCATGTGGAATTATTCCATTCGAAATAGCGAATAAATCAACTTGGGAGTTAAAATATGCAGGAGATTTTGATTACTATAATAATTTATATAAATATGCAAAAAATACAGTATTTCTAGATATTATCATATATAAAGTTTTATAATTTCCATTTTCTTCTCTATTACTTCCTATAATCCGACTCCTTCATATAAGAACTGGTTGATTCAAATATCTCAGCATTTTCCCTAAAAATGCAGATGGATATGATCCAATCACAAATACAATTTACGAGTTCCACGGCGATTATTGGCATGGCAATCCATATTTATATTCAGAACATATGTTTAATAAAACAACACATTGCACCTTTGGTGAATTATATAAAAAAACACAAGAAAAAAAGAAACGCTGTCTTGAACTTGGATACAAGTATGTAGAAATATGGGAGAGCGATTGGATTCGTTTCAAGAACTTTATTCGCAAGGTTCAATTACGATTCAGAAAAAGACAATCTAATCCCATTTAAATATTTTACATCATATATAGATAGTATGTCTGAACTCGAAGTAGAAAACAAATTACTCAAAGAAAAAATTGAAACTCTTGAGCAACGGGTGAAGGAATTAGAAGAAAAAAATGCATCCTATATAGACCGACAAAATAAAGCACAGCGTAAATACGTAGAAGCCAACCCTGAAATCACCAAGGAACGTAAACTTGCTTACCATTACAAACTGAAGGAATTGCTGGAAGGACATTAGTAATATCACAATAGATGGAAGTAAAAAGTTTCGTTTATTGGGATGTAAACACTGCAGAAACGATAAGGAAGAACACATTGGTAGTCCCGAAGACGAACCTAAATCAATGTTTCAATCGTATCGTTTCTTTACCCGAGACAAGAACAGTTGTCTCAACATGTTAGGAATCGTGAAGCACATGATTTATAACAAAAACAAACGACCAACGGAATTTGTCCGAGGTTAATACATTACTATCCTTTACTCTTTCGAGAGTAATCAAAAGGTAGTATATCAGTTGATTTTACTGACTTCAATGTCAACCAATGGATAAAATGAACTCTTTATTGAGGTCATTTAAATTTTTTAATGCTAAAATCGGCGTTTTAAATGTCCAAAGGTGTAAAAGACGGCGCATTCTAAGCATTTTAGAATTAGAACACCGCAAATCAAATTTTAATGTGTGGTCTTAATATAATGATCAGTGGATTATTAGGGTTTCTTATAGCTATAATGAATATACAAGTTATAGTAGCACAGACGCTATATTATGACTGGAATGGCTTTACTGCATCGACACTGGGATGCGGTTCAGATTCAGGTGCGTTAAATGTTGGGCTTAGTCAGTCACTTCCTACTGGAGCAAGTGGCCTAAAGGTTAAACAAATCGCATTTGCCATTTACGGCTCAAACACCCTTCCTCCAAATATTCAACTGGATGGTGCCACATATACTGCACGACTTTCCACTTCCAATGCTCAAGCGTGTTGTGGAACTAATTGCGACCTCGCTGTTGCCGTAGCAAATGCTGGAAAATCCTGGTACAATTCACCCTGTGGACAGCCATCCTGTTCAAATGCCAATAAATGGTACTATATGGATTTCTCGGGAACTTCAGTTGGTACTAACTATCAACGCAGTATTCAACAGGCGACCTTCTATGATGGAAGTGGTAATCAAATTGGTGCGAATATGATTAATTTGGGGTCGGGTTCGGTCTTCTTTTTGTCATTCTATGCACAAATTCCAACACCATCTATTACTGCGTCCAATACACCGAGTATATCCCAGACTAACTCTGCTAGCGCATCGTCCAGCATATCCGCCACAAATAGTGCAACAGAGTCAGTCACACAAAGTGGAATATCGACTGTTACAAATAGTGCAACACAGTCGGTCACAAATACCGGCTCAATATCAGGTTCAGTTAGTATATCTAACACGCAAAGTGGAACACCGACTGTTACAAATAGTGCAACACAGTCGGTCACAAATACCGGCTCGGTATCAGGTTCAGTTAGTATATCTAACACGCAAAGTGGAACACCGACTGTTACAAATAGTGCAACACAGTCGGTCACAAACAGTGTGACACAATCCGTTACAAATAGTGCAACACAGTCGGCTACAAATAGTGGAACACAAACGGTCACAAATACTGGGTCTGTATCAACTAGTTCAAGTCCGACCCAATCTGGAACAAATACTGCATCAAAGAGTAGCACAGCTAGTCAAACTTCTTCTGTATCAGTGAGTGGTACTGCCACACAAACAGGTACATCAAGTGGTACTGCCACACAATCTGGTACATCAAGTGGTACTGCCACACAATCTGGTACATCAAGTGGTACTGCCACACAATCTGGTACATCAAGCCAGACTAGTACAAATACAAATACCGCATCACAATCACTTTCTACCAGTCTATCCCCTTCAAGTACACAAACTAACTCAAATACTTTATCCGGTACAGGGAATGCATCTATCTCACTAACAGCCACTATATCTCAAATACTATTAAATATGGCCACAAGCACTCCATCATTCACACCAAGTATGATTGTGGCAGGTGGAGCAGTCAGTGATACAAGCCCACCAAATACCGCACTGATTGTATCAGGAACAGCATTAGGTGCGGTTGGATTAGTTATTGGAGCAATCCTGTTTAGATATTTAGGAATATCTATGCCAGGGTGTAATAGAGTTCCATCTGTGTCAACAAATGCAACAAATGCAACCAATGCAACTAATGCAAACAATGCAGACAATGCAACCAATGCAAACAATGCAAACAATGCAGACAATGCAGACGGCACGAATACAAATGAAATACCCGATTCAGATGCACCAAATACAACTAAGAATATTCTAAAAAAAGGCCTATCACAAACAGTTAAAAAAATGTTCGGAAATAAAGGGGCAAATATTCTAAATAAAGTGGAACGATTAGCATCCAATCCAGACTCATTTTTACCCCCTGCCGCACAAACACTCCTAAAAAATGCTGGGATTGATCCAAATAAAATTGTACAAGATGCCGAGAAGAAACTGAAAGGTAAACTACGAAAGGCAACTGGGGTAAATTTTTCAGATGATGATGTGAATCCAGATGAGACTCAGGCCGAGACTCAGGCCGAGACTCAGAGCGAAACTCAGGCCGAAACTCAGGATGACGACAAATCTGTATATGTAAATGAACTTCAAGTACAAATTCCAGTCGGACAGCAAACTGCTGTTTCAACAATTGATTCAGCTCCACCAAAAGCAAAATCACCACCACCAATTGTACTACAAATTCCTCAAGAAAGAACCCTTTCACCTACTCGGCTGGATACATATAAAGGAGATATTCCTCAGGTTCGATCCATAACACCATCAAGACCATTATCCAATAGTACTCGATTGGATAGAGGACAAACACAAGGTCCTACGGTAACACAAGGTCCTACGGTAACACAAGGTCCTACGGTAACACAAGGTCCTACGGTAACACAAGGTCCTACGGTAACACAAGGCCGTGCCGTAACACCCCTAAAACCTTTAAGCATCAAATCTCCACAAGTAGCAACACCCAATAATCAAGTTGTTAATAAACCACCCGCAGTTGCCCAACCAGTTCCACAAAATAATAAAAGCACTGAACCAAAAGTAAGACTCGAAATCAACGCTAAGGAATTAGCAGAAATTAGGGAATTACTTGCTAAACGCAATAAGAATTATAAAGTGGTATAGAAGTTTATCTGCGATTATATTGTCTACGCTGTGATAAACGTCTAGATTTACGAGTTCGTCCACCCTTCATTCGTTCTAGCTTTGGTGGCTCACCTGGCAAATATCCAGGTTTCCCCCACGGCTCTACTGTACGTCGATTCGGTGTTCGAGGACGTTTGTTCTTACGAGAAACTTCAGGGGTATAATTCGGAGTGAATTTATTCAGGGGTAGTGATACAACATATTCATTTGGTTCGAACATATTTTTTACATTAGTACTATTACGTATAAGTTTCTTCCTCTCATTATTACTTAAATCTGCTACTCGAGAATAGGATGGACGTGGTTTTGTCGGTCGATTTAGTGGAGGCATCGTTTCTACTATTGATACGATAATTATTCAATAGAGACCCAATAAAATTGAAATCCGTGAATCGGTCTGTCAAAAAGACGCACAATGATTCGCAACTTTTGGCTTTCCCACCCCGAATATTGGATTCCAATCGGCCAGAAACAACAGGAGGCTGATCGTATTATATACAATAGTTTCAAGGACTATAATCCCGATGATGAAGACAAATTCGGTATTATTATCTATTTTGACCAATTTCTTCGACACTTTAGTCGCATTGAACCCATCTCGGAAACAGTTATCCAAGAGGGTCGTGAATACGCAGTGCACCTCGTAGAATCAATGAATCTACGAGATGTACCCGAAAATGAACTTGTATGGTATTTGATGCCCTGGAAGCATCTGCGTATCTGGCAACCAATATTCCAACGAATATTTGACTGGCTTGATAAAAAACCAATAAATAAGTTTCCCATTTTAAACAAATTCTTTATGGATACATATAAAAAAGCATTCAATCAGGAACAAGTGGCAAAATCTCTTGTTCTATCGGACGGCCTGGGTATTTACCCCTATAATGCTACTGAAATATGCGATGAGCATCCGAATATATTTAAGACGCATCAACAATGGCTTACTATTCCAATTCCCCAAGATGCAAAACCATTGACGGATACATTTCTAGACTCTAAGCAGAGTCCCCTAACAATTAGTCTTAGTGGTGGCGTAGATAGTATGCTACTATCCGCATTGCTGAAACGAACTGGATACAATATAATCGCAGTTCATATCATATATGGAAACCGCTCAGAATCGCACGAGGAATGCGCATTTATTCGAACATATTGCCATAGATTAGGCATTCCATTGTATTTATATACCATAGAATGGCTAAGACGGGATGCAGTGGATAGAGAATTCTACGAAGAAATGACACGAGCCCTCAGATTTATGTGCTATAAAGCACTGAATCGACCAGTGGTACTCGGCCATATTCAAGACGATGTCATAGAAAATATCTGGACAAACTTTGCAAAAGGAACCCATTTGGATAACCTGGCAAAGATTAGTCCAATTGCCTGGGAAGATGGAGTAGAAATCCGTCGTCCGTGGTTAAGTGTGAAGAAGTCGCTTATTTATTCGATTGCGAAAGAAATGGCAATACCATTCCTTAAAAATACAACACCTACTTGGTCAAATCGTGGAAAGTTTCGCACACATTTTCTGGATGCAACCCGAAAACAATATGGTGAAACAGTGGATGACAAAGTAATTGAAGTTGCTGAACGGTTGACCGAGCAAGCAAAACTATTGGAGCATGTTTTATTTCAACCGATATATGCGAGCTGGGATTCACAAAAAAAGCGATTGAATATAACTCAGGCAATCAATGCGGGACTGGATGTTGAAGGATGGTTGCGAATATTTACAGAGATTACTCATAAATATCTTGATTTGAAAAAACCGAGTATAAAAGCCTGTCAGAATTTTGTTGTGAGGTGTAATAAACATACTTTGAATAAGGGCATAAAAATAACATTAAGATGTGATTTGTCTGTTCGGCTAGTTCAAGAAGCAACGGGTGTCTGGCTGGTATTTGACTTGCATTCATAAGATATAAAACTGCCAAATAATTTATTATTTCTTTGAACGATACTTTTTAATTCGTTGTGCTGTCATAAATTTGCTACATTTATCTTTCAATGCAACTTCATTATTTTTATTCTCTTCTAATGTTTTGATAAATGAAGACCATCGTTTGATCCATTTTGGGTCTTCTGGATTCTGACCAGTATTTCCTTCTGTATATGCTTTAAACTTATCTAGTTTGCCTTCAAGAAATGCTTTCACAACAGTTGTTGAAGGCCATTGTTCTCTATCTTCACGTTCTACTACATCTTTTGAGCATAATTTGTTATGTCTGAGTCTTCGAAGATTTTCTACAAATACTTTTATTACTTTTTCTGCTTCTTCTTTTGATTTTCCTTTTGTCTGTTCTATAAAGGTTTGCCATGTTTCAGGCCAGGTTTCTGTAAATTCATTATTTTCTTCACAGTGAAGTTTGTAGAGATGTTCTTGGCCTTCCTGTATTGCTTCATATATCTGTTTGGTTTTCCATTGTTTTGGGATAGATACTTTTATATATCCTTTTTGTTCTTGAATAGATTGAACTTTTTGTATAGTAGGATCTATAATAACTGGTACAATAATTTCATTTTTAGACGGTGTTTGATGTTTTGGTAGTAAACCCGAATATATTTCAACTTTTTTTTCACGTTCACGTCGTTGTTGAATAGTTCTTCTATTTTTTTCATCATACATTGCTTTTCTACATGCTTCAATTCCATCTTCTTTTGATAATCTTGGTAATTGTTTTATAACTTCATCTAGTTGAGCATCAAATAATGATGTCTTATAATAAGTTGATTGATACCATTCCATAAATTCATCTTTTTTTCCTTGTGTTAAATATGAATAGACTGATCTACAATTAATACTTTTTTTATCTTTTAATTCATCTATTATTGTTTTTCGTTTACGTTCTTTTTCTTGTTCAGATTGAATCATTTTTATTATGGTCTCTTTATTTGATAGTATATTTTCTTGATGACGTATGTCATTCATAGAGGATATAAAGTCTGGTGTTTTATCCTTTTCTTGACACCATTCAATATATTTTAGATATTTTCCATTAGTCATCATATCATAAACATTTTCAGCAGTATAATATTCATTTCTGCAATAAGTATCATCATATACAGGAATTTCTTCAAATAACAAACGATTACACCTATATTTATTTATTTGAATGCATTTTTTTATAAAATCGGAATATGAAGTAATTCCTTTCATAACATTACAATGACCACAGCATGTTCTGCAATTTTCAATAGAATAACACCTAATTGATGAATCTACCCGATCAATTCCATTTGTATGGGTTTGAGATGTTGGAATTCCGCATAAATAGCAAATACCTTGAATTAACTTATTGTATTCTGCTTCAGATAATAAGAATTCAATATTACGTTTCTTTGATTGCATCATATAATTTTTATATGTTTCTCTAGGTGATTTTGATAAATAGCCTTTCCATTTGTTAATAATAGACTGTGATATAGGTACTGCAGATGTTAAATATAAACAAATTGCATCTATTTTTTCAAGAAATTCTAGAGGATGTAACATATTTTTAAATAAATTACACATTTTACAACATGTGATGCAATTCTGTAGTACATAACCTTTATTGTTGTCAATTCTATCAATACCATTTAATCGTGATACTGATTGAAATCCACAGTAATAACATGGCTGTATAACTATTTTCTCAAAATCTATTTCTGAAATTGTAAATAATAATGCTCTTGAGTATGCATTTTTCTGAACACATCTCCATAGTTCAGAAACACTAATTGATATTTCTTCTTGTTTTTCTTGTAATTCAGATGTTGATGATACTATTGATATACTATGTTTTTCACGGAGTGCAGAAATATGAGTAGCATTTGTGTTCTTTTCAAGTTGAGTACATATATCACATTTAGTTCCATGTATAATTGGTTGAAAACATCCTCTTGCAATATCACAATATATTATTTCTTTGTCTTTTGCATCATCACTTATTAATTGACGAATATGTTTTCTACAATATTTATCTTCTTCTTTTGTGATTGAGAATTTACATGCATCATATTGACATGGAAACCCTTTGTTATATTTTTTCTTTCGGCAAAGGGAACATATTTTATATTTTTTCTCTATGTCCTCTTGTGATAATTCAGAATTACATCCTCGAAAGAACATTCCACATAGATTTTTTCCTTCTTTTATATATTGATTATATTCGTAATTTCGTTGATGATATATACAATACCCATTAGGTTGTGGAGATCTTTTACATGATTGATTTCTTCTAGGGCCTTGTTGAACAATAGCTTTGCAAATAGTTTCTTCTGTCATTTTTATTTTAATAAAGATACATATCTTTATATTCAATTTTATTAGCGTACATTTTTAGCGTACATTATTTTTTATTTATATATATTTATTTATATATAAATAAATATATGCAATACATATTATATTAGATTACAAATACATAAATAATATGATAAAAGTTATAGGTAACTTGTTCCCGTACTTAATTCGAGTACGCAAGTCCACCCATGCCACTCATAATCCTGAGTACGTTATAATTTGTTGCATACACGTACACAGTAGAGGACAGGTTGGTGCCCACCGCATTGTTGCTGACCGTCAGGAGCAGGGTAGTGTTATCAATGCGGGATAAGTTGCATGTGCCGCTGGGCTGGTGTTGCTCAGGCTGCAGGGCAAAAGAGTACACGTTGATACCAACAGCGGGGATGTTGGTGTGGTGTTGGTAAGGCTGTACCCAGTTGAAGTAGTTGCCGTCACGGACATCGAACCGGTCGTGGCCGTTGAGCTGGAGCAGACCAGTGATGGTCGGGTTCTTGCCCGCCATGCCCTCAACACGTGTGACGGAGTAACCAGACTCCAGTACGGAGCGATCCCACCAGTCAGAGAAGTTGAAGGGCTGTTGGCCTTTCCAGGGGTTGATGATGTTGTCATCGCAAGAGACAAAGGAGTCTCGTTGGACAACCCAGACGAGCTCTTTGCAGGGGTGGTTGAAGTTGAGCTTCAGCTTGTTGGCAGAAGAGGTGATGGACTCACCGCCAGTGAACTGGAGTACATCGATGAGGTACTCGTGGGACACCTGGGCGAATTTGCGGCGCTCATCAGTGTCCAGGTAGATGTAATCTACATAGAGGGACGCTGCGGCTAGACCGCATTGACCGACACGGTTGCGTACAGCGTGGGGGTCGCTGGAGTTGGAGTAGTCCCAGCAGAGGTTGTTGAGTGTGTTGAACTCGAGGTTGATGCGCACCTCGTGGTATTGGAGAGCGATCAGGGGGAGCGCTAGACCAGGGTTGCGGCAGAACCAGAACTGCAGGGGGATGTACAGAGTGTACATCGGCGCACAGCTGGTGACCACCTCGGAGGTGAGGGGCTCACCGCCATAGCAGTCATTGTCGCAAGTGGAGCCACCTTGGTAGAGCAGGTTGGTGAGCTCAGGTACGTTGCCAACCATCTTAGCGTAACCGGCTTGTTTGCCGGGCTCCTGGGTGAGCTCATTCCAGATGTGGAGCCATTGGCCGTATTGCTTGTCGATGCGTTGGCCACCGATCTCAATCTCAACATACTCAATGATGTTGTGGCCGATCCAGTTGAGCCAGCGGAACTGGGCACCAGAGCCGTCGCTGGGCTGGAGCTGTACCTGGGGCAGAGTGGCCTGGAGGTACATGCGGTGGATTAGATCACCATTGCGTTGGATGGTGCATGTAACCTTCTTGCCGAAGTTAGGGGCACCATTGAACGGGTTCTCGATGGACTCCATAGCGAAGTTGGTGTGGCGGCGGTAGACCACCTTGAAGAATGTAATTTGAGGGTTACCTGTGAGGTAAACATCTTGTGCGCCGTAAGCTACTAACTGCATAAGACCACCACCCGTCATTTAATTTCTATACTTACCTCCAAGAAAAAAATTATGGCAAATCTTAAAATTTTAAAATCCGAATTGTGTCGGAGGATATTGTCTGATCTCGTATATTTACTGTATTTTTCGTTAAAGATTGAATAATTATTGATAATAAGCAAATCGTATGTATTTATCCTACCGGGATGTGCTATAGCCCTTGAATGCTAAACCTAGACCTAGACCTAGACCTAGACCCGTACATATTTGAAATAGGCACAAAAGATGCCTGTTTTAAAAATTCTAAGGGTGGTTAGCCTGATAAGACCTTAAAAACTGACATATTTTAGAAAAATGTGAGGATTAATATATATAAGTTTCGGTACAAAGAATGTAAAGAGAGCAAGATTGCGAATATAATCCATAAACAAAGGGGTCTAAAAACCTCCTACGCATACCCTACAAGTATTGAGACTATGAACGATAGAACGTTTTTAAAATTAAAAGATGTAAAGGACACAAGAGATGTAAAGGATATAAGGGACACAAAAGAGGCAAAACGCATACACACAGAAGTCCGTACAACACTTGATGCAATTCACAATGAAAAAGTCCAAACTCTCATGGAACAGCAAGATAACATCGATCAATATAAGGCTGAACTAGTATGTCTGAAAAAACAAATTGAGGAAACGACATCTGATATTGAAATCTGGAGATTAGAGCGCAGAGCTGAGGATTTGGAGAAACAAATCAAAACCATTGAAAATGGCTCAGATTTGATGGATTATTACCTCAGAACAGGTGATATTTTATACAATTATTATGATATTCAAGACCAAATTCAACAGGGAAACCAAGTATTCTCCTCAAATAAAGCGAAACCTGGTTCAATCCTTGCCATTTTGGAAGAAGTTGCTGAAAAGAATCCAGTCATAGTTCCAAATATCTCGGAGAAAAAAGGTCTACAACGCAATCAACTATTGAATGAATACTTACAGATTGAAGACCCTACCCTCGCAAAAAATACAGTCGAAGAATATGATGATATCTGGACAAATTGTGAAAAATGCGGAAATGAGATGATAATTTGCCTCAATGAAGCGAATCTTACTTGCTCGCAGTGTGGATTCCAGGAGTTTATACTTGTTGATAGTGATAAACCGTCATACAAGGATCCACCGAGAGAGGTATGTTATTATGCCTATAAGAAAATCAATCATTTTAATGAGTGGTTAGCGCAATTCCAGGCAAAAGAAAGTACAGAGATTCCCAATGAAATCTACGATGCGATTCTGGTTCAACTGAAAAAAGAGCGAATAACAAATATGGCGTCTTTAAAGCCGACAAAGTTGCGGGAGATTCTGAGAAAGATGAAATGCTCGAAATATTATGAACATATACCGCATATTATTAATCGATTGAATGGTCAAAATGCACCCTTTATGTCCCGAGAAGACGAGGAGAAACTGCGTCATATGTTTCGTGAAATTCAGCCAGCCTTTAAAAAGCATTGTCCAAAAGGTCGTAGGAACTTTTTGTCGTATGGATACGTCTTGTATAAGTTTTGTGAGCTGTTAGAAATGGATGAGTATTTGGCATGTTTTCCTTTGCTGAAAAATCGGGATAAGCTTTATTTACAAGATAAAACCTGGCAGAAGATATGTGAGGACATGAGTTGGCAGTATCTTCGCACGGTTTAGAGCATATCGATAAGGTTCATATTGAATTATAATTTGCTGATTATAATTTAATAATAGATAATGAATTATTTCAAAAATGATCTATATGTTGTATACGGGCTCTGTGTGAATCACAGCGATTCGTAGGGTTTACATGCGGGCAGGGAAGCCGACCAGGTTGGCACCTAGACCGAATCCTGCACCTTGGCGGGCAGTAACACCAACGCTGGGGCTAAACGCATCGAGGACAGCGAAGACGACGGCAGCGAGTACTGCGAGTGTGGCAACCTCATCCAGAGGCAGGGATTTCTTGGGGATAAAGATGGCAGCAGCAGCGATAACGAGACCCTCGATCAGATATTTGATTATGCGATTGACTATTTCAGCAAGTCCGTAGCCCATTCTATATTTTCAGTGAAGAAAAAAACTCATCCGTAATCAATGCCGGTCTAAAGCCTTGCTTGTTGACTTTGTATAGTGATGAGTGCCGATAAAAATACGCCCGCCGTAGTGGAGGACTTTCTCGATGAGGATACTGAGATTCCAGGACAGCGATATGTGCTTCTAAGCTTTCTAAGTCCGGAGAAAGTCCTGGATAAAAAGGAACTGTTTTTCTTCCAAAAGTTTCTAAAGGCCTATGAGATTGATTCAAAAATTAAGAATCTTGAGAAGTTTATGGTAGATACCGTAAAGGGAATTAATGATCAGCTGGATGATCGAATCAAGGAGCTGGAGAAACAAAATCAATTTGACCAGGCTACTATTTGCCGTAAAAACCGACTACAAGTCGATGAAGTTATGAATAAATACAACACCTTTGTTCAGAAGAGCCGTGAAGACCTGAATAAGACTAAAATCGTGGAGGCCTATGATGATTTTATGTATGCAAATAAGACCAAACTGGAGGAAGAATTTTATGCACAGAATGAGTTCCGCACATCTGTACGAGGCCTTAAAGTTCGGGGTGTATATGGCAATGTCAAAGAAGCGGAGCTAAAAGCCAAAAAACTTCAAACGAAGGATAAGTACCATAATATTCTGGTTGGTGATATTGGTAAATGGTTGGCATGGGATCCTGCGCCACATGAGGTTGTGGATCAAGAGTATAACAATGACCAGCTCAACAATTTGATGAAGAAGTACAAGGAGAATGAGGATAATCGTGAGAAGTTCTTCGAGGAGCGGTCAAAGGGGTCGAAGAAGGTTATAAATAGTGCCTCACAGGGTTCGGAGAGTGCACCGCCTGCATCTGAGCAATTTGGTGGTATGTTTAAAGGTGATGGTGATCTATCACTTCAGAGGAAGGTTGAGAAAGCGAATCTGACGGTTGAGAAAGTTGTAGATGAAACGATTGGAGATGGAAATGCACTAATCATTCCCCAGATGTGATTAGCGTGTTAGCGATTTAATAATATTATATTTAGTGTAATAAAACTCTAAATATAATAATTTGGAACCTAATAGCATTGCATCCTATATTTACTTGCCGTACAGGTAATTCGAGACTGATTTGTGGGTAAAGTGGTAGATCAGAGCAAAGACGACTGCATGTACAAGTGCTTGGGTGACCAGAGATGTTTTGGCAGGAATACGCAGAAGGACACCAGGTGTTAGGAGAAAGAATAGGATCAGGACGAATAGAGTCATATAGATATGCATTTTTATACTTATACTCAATAAAATACCTACTTATGAGAAATATCCTGTTGTAGGTACAGGGCCACCTACATATGTCGGAACGCATGCCTGGGTTGTACCATCACAGAAATATCCTTCAGGGCAGGGGTTTCCATCTTCATTCGGGGAACGACATAAATAGTTTGTGTTTGCATCAGGGCGCCAGCTCGGGAGCTGAGAGGCAGAACCAACCGCAGGAATACCTGCTACAGTTCCATCCATACCAGGTCCTTGTAGTTCTCCACTGGCTTGCATATCTTGAAAACCGGATATCATAAAATGAGTTTCCTGTCGGTCAAGCCAGCGTACAAACATTGGTAAAAATACGACAGCGATAACCAGGAGAACAAACATTGCACCAATTCCCATTGCTTTTGCACGAGCCATTTCTACACAGGGGTTCTATTATTTATTGGTAAGGATACTTAGTTGGAGGAGTCATTGGTAGGTCTGATAAAGCCGGTAGTTGAGGAGGAACATCATATTTACAATATCCATTCATACACCGTACACGCTCGCCCGTACATGGTGGTAAGTCCACACCGCATCGGATTTTATCTACAAACCCCTCGTATCGATGTACATTTAAAACTAAATATAGAATCATACACACTACAAGTATAATAAATATAGTCCCTGCTAATTTCCTAAATTTCATATCCATTTCCCTACCATTCTATGTCAAAATAATGCCTAGTATTTCTTTTGTACATTGATAGCGGGGCCTCGTAGTTTTGTATTTGCTCGTGGGTCAAATACATTTATATCTTCTTCCTCCTTGATACGAGCGAGCATCTCAGATTGTTTCCATAATTCAGGCGCACCCATTTTAAAATCACCGTGAATATCCGCTTTGTACCAGAAGATTGTATCTTCCAATTTATTACTCTGTGTGTTATTGTTGATTACCAAGCACTCATAATTCTGAGTACATTGATCCATCATTTGGCAGAAAAACTCAAAAGACGGAAACGCTGAACCGTAATTCTCAAATAATCGCTTACGATTATTCATATAAGGCTCCCTGAGAATAAAGACATAATCCACATTTGTTCTTAGAGCAGGTTGAATTCCGAGGGGGAACTGCATCGTAATAAGGAAGAAAACTTTTAACCAACGTCCATTCATGAAAAGGTATCGAATATTCTTGTCGTGTGTCCAGGAATCATCGTACATACAGTCATCGAGAATGAGGAACGCACGAGGGTCAATATCCGTTTTAATTCCTTTCGCTTCATCCTGTTGAATTCTCTGCATAACAAGCTTCTGACGTTTTACGAAATTGGCTAAAATAACGGGGTTATACTCGCTGTGAATAAACATCGGTGGAACAATCTTTTTAAAGAATCCATTTGACTCTTCCGTACCTGAAATAACACAACCCATTGGTAAATCACGGTGGTGATATAGTAAATCCCGAACAAGGGTTGATTTACCAGTACGACGTCGCCCAATAAATACTACAACCGCATCTTGTGGAATTGATTTCATTACATGTTTCCGGAGATTCACATTGACACCTCCCTGCGCCATTTTAACTCTAGTATCATAAATATTTTTGTTAGTGCGCCTTACAGACGCATTTACAAGTCTTAGAAAGAAGAAGATGAAATCTGTTTTGGATACATTACAAAATGAGCTCTGCAGGAGCCGAGAGATTTCGGAGAATGAACGAATAACATTTCAATCCTATGAACACCTACAAAGATATCATCCTGCCCTCGATATTTTCAAAACACCCGATACTATTTTTTCGCAGAAGAACCTGGAACTACCTTCCAAATTCGTTGTGAATACATGGCTTGAACAAGATGAGAAAAATAAGAAAATCTGGAAGACGAAAATATCATCAGGCTCCGAGCAACTAAGCAACCCGTCCAAAACATTTGTTAAAATTGTACATTTGCTAAATCCGATTGACATGATTAAGGAAAAATACACTTGTCCTGAGCATCCTCTACTTCCGCAAAGTGAAACTACATGGAAGAATACACTGTTGAAACTACATAGTCATAATAATCAGGCATATGTGGATACTGTTGCAAATTTTGTATTAAGTCGCTTTCGTGAGCTCGATTTAACACCGCATTGTGTCCTATATTATGGTGCAACAACGGGAATAAGTAAATCATATCAATTCAATATTTCAAATGAATATGACACATACAAGCAGTGCCGATGGTTTTGGAAAGGTATGAAATCACATAGTGCCCGACTTACACTTGTACGGGGTGAATCAGAAATAATACCGAATTTTGATGAGTTGTATAAGGAAATTACGACATGTCCGTTTGATATGGATGATACAAATGATATCACGAATAATATAAGGGATGATGTCACGGATGATGTCACGGATGATATTACAAATAATGATTCATTAGTTTTACCAACGACCGCACTTGATTTATCCGATGCCGAGTCCATTCAATCAATATCATTTGACAATATTGAGGAAAAAGCAGATAATGTGAAAGATATATTCGAAATCAATAAAAAAATAACGAATTGCAATTCATCAATTAAGAATGATGATGCAGATGATGCAGATGATGCAGATGATGCAGATGATGCTGATGGCGCATCGTCCGCATCCGAACATTCGAGTGGATCCGATGCAGATAGTTCTGAAACGGATGAATTTGATGTCGATGTATGTCTAGAAATTCCAAATATGCCTGTTATTCTAATATATCAGGAAGCACAGGAGGGTGTACTGGATGATCTCCTTGAAGAGGACGAAGTCGATGGACATGCACGAGGAACACAGGGCTGGGAAGCCCGATGGATAGCGTGGCTATTTCAGGTTGTCTCCGCACTCACTTTTCTACAATCTACATTATGTTTCACACACAATGATCTACATTCGAATAATATTCTGTGGCGAGCTACCGATAAGAAGTTTTTATATTATAAATCGAAGGATGGAACTACGTGGCGGGTTCCCACATTTGGAAAGATTTTCAGCATTATTGATTTTGGCCGTGCAATATTTCGATTAGGAAATCATTTGTGGGTGTCGGATGATCATTGGCCAAATCAAGATGCGGGTGATCAATATAATTTTGGGCCTTTTTTCGATCATAATAAACCAAAAGTTCAACCCAATCCATCCTTTGATCTCTGTCGCTTATCAGTTAGTTTAATTGATGGGTTATTTGATGATACGCCTCCCAAGAAGAAAGGAAAAGGTATATCCATTATGAGCCAAGAAGACAATTGGAAAGTATTTGAGACAAATTCTCCCTTGTACAATCTACTTTGGAGTTGGACTGTAGATGACCTTGGACGAACAGTCTATGAGGATAAGGATGGTCAGGAGAAATATGAGGGGTTCGATTTATATGTCCGAATTGCACACGATGTACATAATTGTGTGCCAAAAGACCAGCTCCATAAACCGGTATTCTCACAGTTTAAGTGGAAACAGAAAGTAAGCGAGGAAGAGAGGATTTATTCTCTGGGTATATAATACCTATTAGTTATCCGCTATCATTTTAGATATACATATAATACATATATACGTATATCTAAAATATTGAAATTCACTTCCTTGTACTTAGGAAGAGGGAGTGCCTGCACTGGCATTCGGCAAAACACCCGCTGAAATATTGGTTGTTGTATCCGATACGAAATGATTATTTGCATTAATTGTTTTAATAATCGGGGGCGGGCAAGGGCATCCAATACCGACACCTACACTACCACCTTCACCCTTACGAAAATAGGTCATTTTACCGTTTTTAACATTATTTAATATAGAATTATCATAGATACCTAGACGAGGAGCATAGGATGTATTCGGATTGACAGAATCTGTTATTCGGCCGATAAATGAGCCGGATGCTGTTAGGGCTTGTCTTCGTTGAGTTATTAATGAACTATCCCAGATAGTAGTTGGCATTCCTATGTAGTTTGAAGAAATTTATCTACCTGCTAATCTTGGGGGACCAACTTGTAGATCAAAGTCGCTACCCATATCAGTACTACCGCCTGACATTTGTATCGGAATAGGAATATTAAAATCGAATTTTGGAAACATATCGGGTACTAAAACACCGATAAAACCTATTAGAATAGCACCACTTATAAAGTCCTGGAGATACTGAATACTTCTATATTGTTTATCTTTGTATTTTGTTGCAACGAAACTGAGGGCAATAAAGATTAGACCGCCTACGAAAATCCAGGGAAACCATATGGGTATCATTATTCGGTTCATTTGAAAAAAACACACTGTATATGACCGCACGCATATGGGAGGGTATTGAACATCCTATAGACTTTCATAATCAGACGCTCCAATCGCTTCTGGAGCGTCTGATGCACGAGATTCCACATTTCCATTGTCCAAACTATCAAAATCCAAATCTGCAACTAATGACGAACCTTCTTGGTCTAGTATTTCTAGAGCCGGAACAGCATCCTCGTCTCTTGATGAATCGGTGGATTCATAAATCATATCGGAATCAAGAGGATGGTCTGCATCAAATACCGCATTAAATTCACCAAATTTAACATTCGGTTTATCTTCAATAATAATTGTTTGCGGAGCGGATTTTGTTTCACTCATTTCATTCTTTTCATTCTTTACACTGCTTAGATCCGTTACAGGAGTCTCGAGGGTTATTTTCTCAGTAGGTACTTCAATTATATTTTGTGGTACTGAATTATTGCTTTCAGGGACGACCTCTTTTACCTCTCCCATATCTTTGTCCTCTTTGTCCTCTTTGTCCTCTTCATTATCATCATCTGGGCTACCCTCATTATTTACAAAGTCTCGGAGTATGGATTTAACAGGTACTAAACTGCGGACAGCTTGAAGTATCCCCTCATTGATTAGTTGCTCAATACTACGATAGTTCTGTTGTTTTTCAATTCCAGGAATTCCATCCCGAAATAAATATGTCGAACTCCACAGCATTTTGGATGTCTCACATAAAACCTTAAATAAAAAGTGCTCCACTTTCGGAATATTGATTTCAACTTTTTTATTATTCGATGATAGCCGTATAGCCGTGAGAACTTTTGTATGTGCAATAAATACTGCTGTTAGTAAATCTTCCAGATAATCACAACCACAATTTGTTTGAATTCCCTGTATTTCAGTATTTACTTTTTGCATATTCCAATCATGTATCTCATTCAGCAGATTTTGAAATTGCCAGAGTACCTTTTTTGGTTCATTCGCCATTGCACTCTTGGCTTTCTCAAGAAGCTCCGTAAAGAACTGGAAGAAAGCAGGCACTAGGAAGACACATAATTGTTTTGTGTACTCGGCACGGGCATCCGAATAGACGGAAAGAATAGAATCTGTGCCTCTGTTCATTCTTATTCTTTCTATGACCTTGTAGAGACCTTATATAACGCACTTGCTAAAAACGCCCAGGATGACCCTGATATTTCAGTACATGCGCCGTAGTCCTTTAGAATACTCTCATTTGCTAAATGTGAATGAATTAGAGTGTCAGGATTGTAGCTCGATTTAATATAGGAAATTAAATCACCTTCTTTTTGTGTTAGAGCACAAGTACTTTCCTGTTTTGCATGTTCAATCAATTGCTTCCAGACTTCGGGATACTCTACCTGTAAAAACCCACACTGATTTGCACGCCTATAGGAATATTCATTTGGTTTTAAATATTCTTTAATTTCTTCAACTCGAATATCCTTGTAGTGTTTGCCTAAATGATTTTCAAGGTCTGACCAAGTAGGCTGTTGAAATTTCTTGATAATGCACCTAGAACGAATTGGTTCCTGTAGCCGACCTGCTTCACGGCACTCCAGAATAAATAGAACCTCAGATGCATGTGTTTCGAGAATACGCCGTAAAAATGCTTGCGCTTCGGGTGTTAAATCATCCGCACCTTCTAGCCATAAAATCGCAGGCTCAGTTCGCCGAGCCCAAATATGTAGCTTTTGACGGCCATCCCGCAGTGTTCTATCTTTACGACAGGGGCATACAAATAGCTGTTTCTTCACGGTCTCAGCATACCGTTGAATCCAATAACTTTTACCACATCCAGGTGGGCCTGTTAAAATAATGGGAGTCTTGTCTCCATTCATTGTTAATTTTGAGTAGGCATTGTTTATATTCCCCCTTTTCAATAATTGGGAATATAAAGGCATTCTTGTTTTATAAACCATAAAGGAAATGGCCTTTGCTCCGCTCAGTGCGTCGTTTGATACTAGTCATCTACACGATGACTTTTGGGTTATTGCAGTTCTAAATAATCCAGAGCGTTTCAAGAAGCGAACTGTACTATTTCATGAGTTTATCAATCGTATGAAGAATTACAATGCGAACCTATGTGTGGTTGAGGTTGCATATGGCGAACGTGCCTTTGAAACCGATGATATTGATGTTCCTATCAAAGTACAACTTAGAACCGATAGTATTCTTTGGCATAAGGAGAATATGATTAATATTGGAATTTCACGGCTTCCATCGAGTTGGAAATATGTTGCGTGGATTGATGCCGATATTGATTTTGTGCGACCAGATTGGATTTCAGAGACTATTCATGAGCTCCAGCACTTCCCTGTAGTGCAGATGTTTGAGGATGTGGTGGATCTGGGTCCTGACCATCAAATTATTTCAACTGCGAAGGGATTTGTAGCATGCTACAAAAATGGTCTGCCATTTACTCTCAATAATGGCCGAAAGAATCGAGGCGGTGACAAGAGTGATACTCTAAATGCAAATAATACCAGCTCTTGGGAGGATTACCAGTATTACGATTCTGCTTATACTCAGAAGAGTATTACTTGGCACCCTGGGTATGCCTGGGCGGCAACTCGTGAGGCAATTAATACAATGGGTGGTCTGCTTGATGTTGGAATCTGTGGTGCTGGTGACCATCATATGGCCTGTAGTCTAATTGGAAAAGCCGAGCAGTGTATACCGACGAGTGTAACTCATGGGTATCGCAATGCAGTTCTACAGTGGGCAGAGCGTGCATCTCGTTTACACAAGCAAGTTGGTTTTATTAAGGGTACGATTTACCATTTCTGGCATGGAAAGAAGCGGGATAGGCGCTATGGTGATCGGTGGCGTATCCTCACACTGAATGAGTATGACCCCGTTACTCATATCCATAAGGATTGGCAGGGACTACTTGTACTCTACCCTGGACACGATGTGCTCCGCAATGATATCCACAATTACTTTAAAGCCCGTAACGAGGATAGTATTGATGTTTAGGTGCCTAGCACTTTTTAGGAAAAAGTGCGTAAAAAACATTTGGCACTTTTGCGCACTTTTTCCTAAAAAGTGCAAAAAACACTTAGCGCCGACCACGAGTTCTACGTCGACCGCCGTGCGCTACATTACGCATACCAGATGTCGGGGTTGGAGCACCCGCTGTTGTTGCCCATTTCATAATATTTTCAGAAGGCTGTCTCATATTGGAATATGCAGAACTGATAGGAGCCATACCACCTCTGTGCTTACGTCTAGACTTTAGCATTTTCCCTGTGCGTTTAAATAATTTGCCAGTCATACGACCCACATTTTTGTATAGTTTTTTTAGACCCTTTTTTACTTTCGTTGTAATTCCCATTTTCTACTAAGAGATATTTTAAAAAATTGAATCTGAATGATTAGAATTAATATTCATTGAGATTCAAATGGAATGCATTATCTGCAAGGATACGAGCAGTGATGAACCTATCCAAGACAATTCGAATTGCAATTGTAAGTATAAACGCCATAATAGTTGTTGGATTGATTACGTTCATTCTCAGAAAACCGTAAAATGTCTCCTTTGTCGCATGGAGATTGAAGCTATGCGAAAAGAGAGAGAAAAGGATGTGAAAAAAGAAGACCCCGCACATGTAGTAGTAGAAATTGCAGGAAATCAACCCGTAGGTCATCCACAAACCGCAGGTAATCAACAAACCGCAGGTAATCAACAAACCGTAGGTCATCCACAAACCGTAGACGATCAAATTGCACGCACCCATCAGCAAAATTATGTGCAATCAAAAAGTCTTTTCAAACTAATTTGTCTGTTTGGTGTAGTTATAGTTACACTTGTTGTAATAATTCTCGTTGCTGGATAACATATGCGCTATGCGCAGTAGAATACGCTATGCACAGTAGAATACGCTATGCGCAGTAGAATACGCTATGCGCAGTAGAATACACCTTATTGTGCAGAAAGGAACTCCCTATATTCACGAATTACTGCATCATCCAGTTCAGCATTTTTTCTTAGACTCTGCATCAGAGGATTATTATCAACCGCTTCCACTGAACTGTATTGATTTCGTTCTCGGCTAATATCAAGTTTGAGTGGTACACGGTATTCCATACGTCCAATATCACCAACTCCTGGAGTGATATCAATTGGCCGATTAATGGATAATGCCCGATCATTAATGACATCTGTATCCAGTTTCTTGGATGTTTGACGACCAGGGTCACCATTAAAGGTTGCAGAATTACCCGAACCACCAATTGGCCGACGACCACGTGCAATTTGCTCCTTGTTCGGGTTTGTACGCATATTGTAAGCAAAGCTCGGATCCATAACATCATTCCATGCTCCATTGCCACCAGGCCCAGTCCATGCCAGACCAGCCGATAATTGTGATTTCTGTGTCGGGCGGGCAATATCATCAGGATCATACACTTTGAGGCGCTCAGGAGCCGATGCCGCTGACGCAATACCAGGTCGATCCAGATAAATAGTCGATTCCTTCACGGTTGTACGAGCAATATCTTTGGGATCCCATACTGTAATAGCAGGAGCTCTATCTGCGAAATTAATCGGAGTAGCTGTCATCCGAATATTGCCCGTTGTCTCTCCACGACGTGTAGGGCGTGCATCATCCGTGTAGTGTGCAACAACAAGTCCATTATCGGCTGGCACAGGATTGAGTGCCATAACACGTTCGGATGTCTCATTGCGCTCATTTGGCCGGATTTCATAGGATGATTTACCATAATCCGCTTCAGTAGCACCAACATTCTTTGTGTAATAGGAGGTCATATCTGCATTGCGATATCCAGGACCGCCATATTGTTGGGTCATTGGCATTCGGTAGGAACCGGATACATAAGATTCACCGAAATCTTGAGCTGCGGCCACACCCTCGTACTCCACAGAGGTCTCAGGGCGAGTTGTATGCGGTAGAACTTGTACAGACCGCACAGTTTCCTTGATTAAATCACCTGTTGTAACAAAAAAGCGTTCACCCGATTCATCAATATAGAATGTATCAGGTTTGTACTTGCGTACCTCACCGGAATCACTGACATCGGTATTCGTGGGAATAAAGTGTCCACCTGGTACCATCGGAGTATCATAGGTTTCCTTCGGATTGGAGAGGACACGGAGTTCATTCGTGTCCTTAGGACGCATAATTTCATTGATTTCAAGTTGTTGAAACCCCCCCTTACCCGCAAATCCGAACTTCTCTCCAATACCTGCGCCAACCCGTGTAGGTTCAAAGGGGCGTTCACCATTTCGGACAATGGGTGCCTGGGACGCTATGCGGGATTGGAAGAATTCCGTATTATCTTCCATACCAAATGGATTTCCATAGGGTGCACGGGATGTTTCAAACATATTTTCGACTTCCCGCTTTTTGATTTGTGTGGAGCCATTACCATTGTAGGCATCTAGCACGGATATATTTGCCTGGGGTGCAATATTTTGCTTTATGCGACCGCCGAAAAAGGGCTGCATGTTGTTGTGTTTAAATTCGGTTGCAGGGATGCGTTGTCCCGAAAGAGGACTGACGACATACTGATCATCAATATAAGTCGGATCGGACTCCGTATTATCCGAACGATACTCAGTCATTGGAATATTGGAATCAATTGGAGAGGGAGCTGGCTGTGTACCCGGGACGACTCCAGGGGCATAAGGCGGTTTATTCGAGGCATATCCCAGTGCAGTACCGTAGGGTCCAGGGCTAGGTTCGGAAGGATATGTTTGTCCATTTGGCATTTGGTACATCATATCAAGCTCAGGGCCAAATCCTGTTGCAGCAGCACCTTTGGGGGCAACGGTTAAAGGGTCTGAATTGAGACCCCGTGCTGCAGGCATAAACCCTTCTCGAACCTTGCCTGGCTGGGGTTGTGGTGTTGTTAGAAGAGGATATATGCGGTCAGATGGGGGCATTGAACCGGCTGCTCTTGTATTTTGCAGCATTCCATTAGCATTTTTATTATTGAATCCCTCACTAAATTTGCTCACTCTCGATACAAGATAGCCCACTCCAAGGAGACCTGCTAGGGCGGCTATTTCCATACTATCGTTCCCTGTCAAAATATCCAGAGCATTTTTGACGGAGATATAAGTCTACCCTAAAAATATTCAACGACCTAAACTGTATTTCATTTCTGTATGTTATGTCTATCCACCTTACACACCGTGATTTACAGTCATGTTCTCTCAGTGATGGCAAAACGGTTATGACAACTGTTACAAATTATGGCTATTTGCTATACACCCTAAATATGCTAAAGAGTCTCGCTCGATTCGGACTAGATAAAAAAGTACTTGTTGTTTGTATTGATAAAAAAGGTGCAGCCGTTTTAAAGCGCTTTGGATATTCGGTGTATTGTATTGACGACGATGACGGTGGTGGTAGTACTGGATTAAGTAAATTCTGTCCGTGGAACACTAAGGGTTATGACAAGATTTGTTATTTGAAGTTGGAGCTCTTGTACAGAATTCTCTCTCTTAAAAAGAATGTGTTATTGATCGATGGGGATATTGTGTTTCAAAAAGATCCAATGGAGGATATTCGGAAATGGTATGTGGACAGAACCAGTGATGTTTGGATTCAAAATGATGCCAAAGAAAATCAGAATACAACAAATATGTGTACTGGATACATGTTTATTCGGACATGTGATAAACTCATTAAATTGTATGATTGTGTCTCTGAGCTCGGGCAAAAGAAGTATATGACATGCGCATTTGATAACAATGATCAATCCTATTTCAATAAATTTGTTAAACCAGAGTGTATTATGAGCCCTCTTCCCTTGGAAAAATATCCCAATGGAAAAATGTTCTATGATAATACAGAGTTAGTACGCCCAACAGCGGTACTTGTCCATTTTAATTGGGTGCATGGTCATTTGAAAATGGCAAAAATGAAGGAGCACAAGATGTGGCTTTTGACACCCGAGGAGGAGGAAGAAATTTAGAGATAATAGTGTCATTATGATCGTACAAACGGATAGCGAGGATACATATCCTTCTCGTGTCCCAGCTCCGAAATCGGCGGTTGTTCAAATGGTGTATAACAAGTATTCTTTCTATGCGTATTGTATTTTTCCTTGTCAATATCCCTTGATGGTATAAAGAAATCAAAGGGTGTCTCAAAAGTCTCTTGTGGATTGTGAAATAATGGTTGCCATCGATTCCAACCAGTGGCTCGAAGAGTACATGGTGGATCTACGAGGCGGGCAAATGTCTGAGGTACATTTTCATCTTTGGCATTTTTGAGGGGGATATTATTCATGCGATTTGTGTCGGGATTATACTGGACGGCATCGCAGCGAATTTTGGAACCAAGACGATCAATACCTTTGAGATCGGATTCAACATCCGTGCGCCATTGCCCTTCAGGCCACGAGTCTCCACTCATTTGGATGCGAGTTGTAGCATTGACGGGAAATGTTGTCGGACAGTTCGCAGCGGGAGGGTTTAGATAATAACGGCTAGCATAGGATGTTATGCGCATATCATCGACCTGGTGAAAGGGATCGTTTCGGGGACGAGTGAGAGCCTGTTGAGTTGTGTAACAGGCGGACGCCATTCTTATTTGGGGTTTTTATAAAAAACGTGCGGAATACTGCCATGCGATTCTTTAGTATTTCTCAGGTCTCACACATACCTGATTTACTATTGGCTCAGGTGCAGTAACAGCAGGATATGCCCACATCTGATAGACGGGTAAATGTACTTTTTGCACATCAATCTTTATATTAATCTTTCGGTTGTCTCGGACAATCTCTTTCTGGTCTTTTGGCGGTGGCTGGTATTCTTTCCAGGGACAAAAAGTGTTCGGAATATTAATGCCTCGTAGGTCTGATTCTAGGTCAACCATATTGCCTTGTATGAGTGAGACATCATTTCCACCCACTAGACCAAGAATATGGCGTTGAGGCCTCGGATTCACAAATTGCTGTGTTAAGTAATCATAGTGTTGAGGGTCGTCTTCCTTTTCCCAATGAGATGTCAGAATAGGACCGTATGCATCATTTACATTGCTCAGATAGATTGCCATTCCTATTTATATTGTAACAGGAAATAATATGCGTTATAAATACGTTCTCTATACGGCCATCTATCCTTAATATACAAATCGTGAAAATTGTAATGGTCGATTATATTATCGAGTGCTTCCTGAGATGTATTTCCTCGAATATATTTCAAGAAGTATAAAATATCGTAATTCAGACTACTATAGGGTAAATCAAATGGTAGAATCTGCCCACCTTCATCGATAACTGCGAATTCGCAACCTTTTGGAAAGAAGATATTTTTACGCAAATTCTTTTCATATTGGCTAAAATCCATCGTAAATTTATATATCAATTTGGATGTTCCAATATAGGATATATTTACATTCCACTTTTCTTTACGAATAAGTTGTGTAATGTAGTAATTTATATCGGGAACTACGTAGTTGTAAATTATTTGGGGAGTATTGTTGTAGTTCATACTAATTATAAACTGTGGTATACCAAGTTTTTTGAATTGTTTATTGATTTCCTTTTGAATTCGCAAAGAGTTTGGGTCTGGCCCAGCAAATTCATAAATAATGCGCTGGCAGTCAATTGGAAGTGAGCGAATCAATTGGAACATCGTTTCATACCTTTAGGATAATTTTATTTATTTAAATAAATTTATTCAATTTTTACGGGATTTCTTTTGCTTTCTAGTTCGACGACTGGTTTTATATTTTCCTCCTACTTTTAATTTTCTAAGTCTATCTGCTAATGCAGGGTTAAGTTCGTTTTCTGTTGCTAATGCGTTTGTAAGTTCTCTTTCTCTAACTCTTAGCATGTCTTCATATTTTCTTAAATGAGCTTTTGCCCTGTTATATTGCTCAATATAATTTTCACTAGTGGAATATTTACTACTAAGTATATTTAAAAGATCCCTAGTTTCTCTAGTTATAATTTTTAATTTTATTATACGTCTCATAATTCTAGCTATGTACTTCTCTTCTAGAGGTTTGCTGTCGATTAATTTTTCTGTGTTTCTATTATATTGATTAAGATTCACCAGTTTACGCCCGAGTTTTTTTTCAATTTCAGCACGAATAATAGTAATATTTCCCGCCATATCTATATTTATTAATCTGAAAAAAAATTTTCCAATTGCTTTGGGGTCTAAGATATGCCAACTTCATCTGTAACTACTTTATCCATATGTACCGGTAGTATAGGCGATGAGCACCTATTCCGTATTATGTAGACTGCTGATAAAGATAGTAATATAATTTCAACTCCACTTCGGACGATAATCGGTGTATCTCGAATAAGAATCCCATATGGAACCCATATCGATGAAGATATGACACTTAGAAAACAGAATATCAGTGAAAATATATTCGTACTCTTTTTTGAATATAATAAATACATAAAAATAATCCTAGCAATAATTGAAAATCCCACCGCTGTATATGGTAATAATACGAGCTCCACCATACTCTTGTATAACTATTAGCAATTAACATCCCGTAAATAAGACCGTGTTGGAATACCACCGTGTACCCATCCTGATGCCGCAACTTCAGGGACTAAGTTCTTCGGGTTCTGTACATTTTGCTTGAGTATCGGAATGAGTGGTGTGTATTGTTGAGAGAAGAACTGCTCAGTCACTGTACCGCATTCCTTGCCCATACGCACTTGCTCGGAGTGTATTAAGAGACTCTCGACATCACGAGCGGGATTGCCACCAGCCATATAGGGTACTGTTAGGAAGGGACGGCTTTGAGGGCGAACCTGGCACCGATTGTTTTTGAATGCGGTCTGGTTGCGTAAAATCGAATCAGCATCAATGGAAGCATTGTTGTAGCCGTATCCTTCACGGGGATAAATCTGGAGTTGGTTTACGGCCATTGGATTCACGCCGGTGGCCTTAGGAACTAAGTTTGTTGTCATATAACGACCAGGCCCAACTGATTGCGCATAAAAGGATTGAATGCCACAGAGGTCATCTCTTGAATGTGTTAATCGGTTGATCTCCATTATTCTCTGAACTATTATTGGATATTAAAAATATATTTCCTAAAAAAGATATGCCAAAACCGAGCCCACTCGCAAAGAATTTATGTCATTGTATAAAGAAAGTGAGAAAAACCGTTAAGGTGCGCAGAGGGACTCCAAATAACCGAAAAGGAAAAGAAAAGGCAGCAATCGGAATATGTGTTAAATCGGTTCTTCAAACACGAGGAAAGACACTAAAGCGATTTAAATGTACACCGAAAGCGTATCTTTTGACACAAAAAAATTTGACAACCTAAAATAATTCCCGAATCAGGATATAGATGCCCCGCAGGTCTTCCACTCCACATGTTCCTGTTCGCACAAATTTATCCTCACAAGTGCATCAACCACAGGTGCACCAACCACAAGTACACCAACCACAAGTGCAACCCCCAGGATTTATCTCAAATATGGTACAAGGATTTGCTCTAGGAACAGGTCAAAGTATCGCAACGAATATATTTAGATCACCAACTGAAGTAAAACATGTACATAATACAGATTTAAATACAACACCACTACCGAAAGAATATACCGAGTGTATAAAAGAATATAATGACCGAGCATATTGTAAGTCATATTTGACTGAATCCAAATAGACGGGGAATTACTGACCTAAAAGAATTATATGATAATGTATTACATAGTCATACAATAATGTCGTATTTTGTATTAGGCCTAAAAGATTCTCAAGGAGTAGATACAATTACCTGGATAAAACCAGTAGATAGCTGGGATGATGCATTATCTCTTGCGTGTGCTGAGAAGGATAGAAAAATAGAGATGCAGGATACAAATAATTCGGTTAGGGTTCTTTCCCTCATAAGTGCAGTATCAAATCAACGATGTATTGATAACGGGAAAACAGATGTGTTCCGTTTTTTCTATAAATCATCTGATTCTGAAACAATATCTATAATACTGAAGAAGAATTAATCGCAGTATAAAAGTTTTTATTACATTTTTTACCACAAAAACAAATATATGAAATTTTATTATTTCTTGTTAATTTTTCTGAATAATCACCTACAAGTATAGCATTGTCTTCTTTTATTTTATTAGTAAGAAGCTCAATATTAAATTTTCTTCTTTTCATTCTATTAATATAATTCTTTATCAAAAATATTATCAATAATCAAATTTTATTAATATTTACGAGTCCATATTCAACCAAGGGATTGGACCACCATCCGTTCCCGCCAGGCAATATCGGCCACCTTCTTTACATGTCTTACCAGGAATCTTATACAACCAGTCAGCAAATGCACGCTGGTCATTCGGTACAGTTGTCGATGGCTGTGTCACAAATTGTCGCTGACTCTGATTCTTTCCGAATACATCTGTCGGGTCGGAGAACCATTGAACACGGAAATAGTCGTCAATTGTTTGTTTCACTGTCGGATTATCAACGGGGGCAGCCTGAGGACGGCCTGGATTGTATTTTATTTCCTCAAGAAGAACATTCATAAAGAGATTGCGGGCAGTTGGAGGAGTATAGTCTGGTAGTGCAGGGCCAGAATAGGGCGATGCATCTACTTCTACAAATCCCGTCGGGTCATTGGGTTGCACACTCCCTGGTGAGGAACCACCATTTACGAAACCTTCACGGCGTAATGGTGCTAAGTATCCACTAGGATCTACATTCGCAACATATGGTAGTTGATAGTAGCCATCGCCTGATGACTGCTTCGACGTCTCTGAATGCTTCGACGTCTCTGACTCTTGCAAGGGCATTCGGATGTGTTGTTCAGGCTTCGCAGTAAATATAATAACTGCGCCCGTTATTGAGCCAAATAGTAAAGCAACTAGCAATGCAGATAGTCCACCAAATATACTGGCAATAAGTCCAACGAATAATGATAGAATTAGTAGCCGGGCGCCAAAATTCCATGGCGAATGCTCACAAGTTGGAGTATATTGTAAATTCAAATCTTTGAATAATACGGAGATATCCGACCAAAAAGGCGGTTCACATACCCTCTTATCAGCACTCATTATCCTAAACCTTAGATATTTTATTATTTATTACTACTTGGTGTCTGCGCTTGTGCTTGTTTCTTCTTATCCAGCTTCTTGCGAAGTCGCTCTCTTGCAATGGATAGACGAGCACTTCCCTCTTTGCCCGCTTGCCGTGCTAAGTCCATATCTTCGAATCCAAATGCACCCTTCAGCCCAGAAAGCATATCCACAAATGATGTATTATTCGCAAATTCTTTCATTAGTTCCTCGGCCTCCCGAGCGATTTCCTGAGGACGAATTGCACCTGATGCAATCTTCTGCTGTAAGCGCTTTCCGATTTTTTGAATAGTGTTTTGGATAATTGCGGGATTATTGCCGAATACGGAAAACAGGATATCAAAAGCCCGGGACGGATTTTTCTCACATTCCGCAATCATTTCGCCACTAATTCCAAGGTCTTCTGGTGTAATATCTTTTACAATTTCCTGCGCTAGCTTAGCCATATGACCCTTCAGGAATTTTTCAGGAATTTTCGGAAAACCATTCTCAAAGATACCCTCCAATCCTTTTGGTAGATCTTCAGCGGCTGCACCAGCTTCAGCACCAGCACCTGCACCAGTAGCATTCGTATCATCCTTATTTGACTTGAAAAACCCCATAAACTTCTTAATTAAATCCTGAAAGTCAAGTCCTTCGAGCTTCTTGCTCATTTCTTTCATTGCATCATCCATTATACCACTCATCCATGCCGGTTTCTCTCCATCACTGAATCCGACCTCCATAAAACAGCAGATAGATACAATGCGCAGATGCTCCCAAATAGCCTTCTTAGTATTCTCGGATAGTGACCGCCATACTGTATCCTCTACAACTACACCTGGCAGAATTGCTCCTGGATTCTCGGTACTATCCTCGCCAGATACACTACCAAATGTATTATTCACTTTGACCTCTTCCTGAAACCGCTTGAGTCTTACATCCGGTTCCAACCCTTTTGCAACCGTGATTTGCGCAGTGTATTCGGGAAGCGCACCGAGAACATCCTCAACAAATTCATTGTACTTTGCCTGAAAGGTATTTGCATGGTCTGTCATTCTCCTATTGGGTTATGAAAAATCCTTTAGATTTCCTTTTACGCAATAATTATTGCTTTGCCTTTTCACAAAGAATACATAGCACCTTCATGTAATTCCAGATTGCATCCTGATTCTTTTTACCCATAGAATCCCAGTGTTTGTCAAACATATTGAGTGCAGATAGCATCTCATTGTACTGGGTGGAAATCTTTTTCTGCGCAATCTCCCGAATTGCTACAATATCTTTGTTAAGAATTGCTGTAGAACAATCATTGTACACATTCTCCACAAATAGGTCGAGAATAAGTCTGGGATTAATCTTTTTAGCACCTTTTATCGCTTCTGCCCCCATTTTAATCTCTTTCTCCTCTGGAAAGCTAACACATAACTCATCAAAGAAGTTGCACAGTTGTGTCGTAAATGCATTCAGAGCCGACATTTTCTATTGAATTATATTAGTAGTTGGCTTTAGATTGTTGTTACTGCCTGGTAATTCGTTGTGGCATTCCAACCTCCCGCCCCTTTTTAAACATTTCCATCTGCTGGTCTAAAAGCTCTTCCTTTTTACTCCGTTTTCCACTCGTATTTGTTGTTTGGAAATTGGAAGCCTCTCGTGCACTGACTCCGTCCTGGCCATTTAGATATGTAAAATTATGTTTCATCGATAATCCACCATCTCCTTGTGCACTAGTATCTGTCCCAATAAATGAATAGCTGTCCCCGAATCCACCACCCATTTCCATATCCATATATGGTTCGGGTTCTACAGGGCCTGATGGTACTCCATTCCCATTAGCACCTTTATTACCACCACCGTCTTTCATCTTTCGTTCATATAACCAATTCATAACTTCACTATCGGTTCTGGGTTCAGGCTCGCCCGAAATGACAAGTGTCGGAACCCTTTTTAGCCAGCTCGGTAATTGTGGGCGATTTGGCCCAGGGTCAACACATATAAAACGAAACTCTTTATGATAATTTGTTTTAGAAATTTCCTCAATAAAGGCTTTTGACCAATCACACCGATTTGAGTAAAAACATATATGAACGGGTGCTGGTCTACTCATCCTTTTCTAATTATCGAACGAATACCGATATCTTCAGACGCATTTCGATACTCGCTATAAAATTTGATTTAAATGATGATTCGGAAGATAGGTTAGGAAGAATGAAGTTTGAAAATCTAAGAAAACTCGACTCTCGTACCTATGCGTTTACTCTGTCTCCCCTCCATGTCAGCTATGCCAATACACTTCGTCGCATTATCCTAACAGGCGTCGAAACAGTTGCGTTTCGTGCGGATATGACATCTACCGGTTCAACGACCGATGTAGTCATCAAGAAGAATGATACACCGATGACAAATGAAATGTTGGCTGACCGTATTGGTCTTATTCCAATTCATGTTACTGAGCCTCTTACCTGGAAGGATGATAAATACACCTTTACTCTCAAGGTTGCTGGATCAAAAGATAATACAACCTATGTTAAAGCGGGTGACTTCCAGGTGAAAGAACATGTAGCAACCGAAGAGGCACCTGTGGTTGTCCCAACGGAGACATTCTTTCCACCGAACCCTATTACTCGTGATACATGTTTAATTGCAACACTTCAGCCAGGTTCGGGTGCAACACAACAATTTATTGAGATTGAGGCAAAAGCTACAAAGGGTACTGGGCGAGAACATGCACGGTTCTCTCCTGTATCACAGTGCTCGTATGAGTATTCATTGGATTCGAATCCGGCTCGTATTGAAGAGATGTTTGATAAATGGCTGGATGTTGCAAAGAAGGCCAGTGGTGTTGATAAAACATCCGAGCGATATGCTGAGCTCAGGAGAGAATTCAATACAATGCAGATTAAAAGGTGTTTCAAAATCAATGAGAAAGATGAGCCCTACAGTTATGATTTTACGATTGAAACGGCAGGAGTGCTCCCTGTCTCGTACATTGTTGAACGAGCATGCGAGGTTGGTGAAAACATGTGTAGCCGATATGTAAATATTCATCGTGGAGATCTTCCGCCTGAGATCTCAATTACATCTGCGAATTCCCGTATCATTGGGTATGATTTCCTATTTCGTGGCCATGATCATACACTAGGGAAACTATTTCAGACTTGGCTAGTTGAGAAACATATAGAGGGTGATGTAAATCCGAAAGTAACATTTGCGGGATACTCCGTTCCGCATCCTCTACGGGATGAGATGGTGTTGCGGATTGGTGTAGAAGATGGAGAGGAAGCGACTGCACGACTTGCTCTTGCTGAAACAGCAAAGGGATGTGTTGCAATGTTCCAGGAAATGCGCAGAGAATGGCGATCAATAACGGGTGCTCCCTCATTAACTCCTATTAAATCTCAAGTTCGTCGTAGAACTCCAAAAGTTGCAACTGCCCCGCAAAAAGTACCTTAAACAATATAAATATTCTTATCGTACGAATTTGGCCGAGTATTATTGTAGAGTGTTGTTAGTCTTGAAAAATATTGTGTGCGTAAATCCTCTATATCTTTATCCGTTGGATTATTTTTCATATTCACTGATAATGGTTCTCCAATATATGTTTGTATTGGAATGTTAAGCGGTTTATAAAATAATGATATCCAATTTATAAAAGACTCCATTGTTGGCAATGGCATACATACTTTGAATTGTATTAGGAAATTATTTATACAATTCGTAATATACGAATCATATATTTTAAAATTTTCGTTTTCACCATAGGCAATAACTGGAACAATCGGTGTTCCCGTTTCTAATGCCATTTTAAAAATACCTTTTTTATTGGCAATATTTAATTTTAATATATTGTCTCTTGTATAAAGTATTTCTTTGATACCACCGAGTGCTACACTTAGAGATTTGTTCTCTTCTAATACTGCCTTCATATCTTTATAATTTGATTGAACAAATCCAGCTTTTTCTAGGATTTCTTTTCCAAATGGTAAGTACCATAGGAGATAGGAAGCCGTTCCTTTAACATTTTTGTCCAGCCAATCAGTTAAATTTGTTCCAATATTTAGATAATACGAAAGACAAAATAGACCATGAGGATGAAAACAATAGATATATCTTTTATTGAATTTGAATCGATTTGAATACAATATTGGAAAACTTTTATTAATATTTTTATTCAATTTATTCATACAATTGGGAAATATATAGGTTAAAGTATTTCTACAAAAATTTATAATTGGAATTATCCGTAATGAACCGAGATAAATTAGAAGAATACAAATACTCAAAGAAATAAATCCAAAAAAAAGGGAACATATTATAAATCCGAAAATAAACAGGAATAAAAGGACAAAAGCAGATACAGGATATGTTGAACTAAATAAATCCATTATTCAGTTCAATATATAATTTAATTCTTTCGAATAACACAACTTCTTTATACAAGTAATTCCTGTTGGTTTTTAGCAAAATTACATTCAATGTATAAATTTTCAATCTCTTTTAAGCGTGGAATAGATAATCTGGCATATTTGGCATATGCTATTTCAGCGGAGTCAAAATTATCAATAGATATATGACTGAATAATTTTAGATACATTACCCGCATAGCATACATTCCTAATACACAGTCATTCTGTTCAAACTGTAAGCTTTCTACTCCAAAAAATTTAATAAAAGCATCAAAGTTATTTTCGTGTTTTATAATATATTTGAAAAAATTGGGGGAGAACACCTTGTATCTGCCTGTAAGTTTAATTATCATATCAGTATCATGTATTCCTAGTCGATGAATTACTTCTTTTATATCCATCAATTCATTCACACCTTTACTTCGAAAAGTGTGCTGATTATTGTTTGTATATATAACTTGGACAGATTTTTCATTCCAGATAAAATTATCGAGATATGTTTGCCGTTGTCCGTTATTTTCAACAATAATAGGTTGTATCGTAGAGGGGACATGTTTTAGGGTTTCAGAAATAGCATTTATATATCGCTCTCTCCTCTCATTGTCATCCTGTATACCAAACCTATTACGAATACAAGTAGTTATAATTAAATAAATCATTGATACCTATTTATTTAGACCGGTGGATATTTTAGGCTGCTGGGCACTAAGCAACGGAAAGAAGCCGAGTATAGTCAATCATAAATTTTCGACCACCGATATCATATACTTTTGTATCCCCGACTTTTGATAGAAATTGTTTAGTTGTGTTATCTTGCTCTTGTGCTTCAACATCTTTTGAGGCTAAATCTAGTAGATTAATATATATTTTAGGATTTGGACTATATGTACGATCTAAGATTTTCCCAGTAGCATCTGCTAGATCAAGATATCCTCCATCATTTATGGCAAATACTTTTGGGATTGGTACTGGTGCTGTGACTGGCACTGGTGCGACTGGTGCGACTTGTGCGACTTGTGCAACTTGTGCGACTTGTGCAACAGGTATAGGCACTACCGCAGGTTCTATTAGCAATTCACTATTTTTAATTGCCTTTGTAGTGTTTCTAGACCGATACCATAAAACCAGTGCAACAAATGCAAGAAGAATAATAATACAAAACAACAAGATATAGAATTTCATTTTATCTTTAGACGCCAATTGTCTTTTAGACTGATAGTGTCATACATTAGGGGGAGGAGGTACACTATCTAGATTCTTAATAAGAAATACAATTCTTTGCCAGGGTTGCTTGTGAAGATACATTTGTATATCCTCCATTTTTACTTTTTGAGAATTTGGTCGCAAATGCGATAGATATATGCCGTGAATATTATACAAATGCGGTAGATACATTTTAGGAACTTCATCAACAATCATTCTTTTTCGAATATGAAGTTCAACATAGTATGCGTATAATTTATTGACTATAACACTCATGTAAATTTTATAATAATTCATATAGTACATATCCTCAGGATAATACTCCAAATATTTATCAACTAAATTTTGCGTATATAATTGTGCAAATCGCTCCCGAATTGTGGGCGAATTACCATGTAGCAACTTTACAGTAGAATATTTATCATTTCGGAATCGCCAACGATTTCCCTGTGCATCCTTAAATACAATGCCCTGGAACTCCCAGGATTTGCCCTGTAGAAACTTTTTAATTCTAGTCTCTACTGAGTACATAGTCGAATCTTCAAGAGGAATTTCAGTCACACCGTCGACATTGATTAGAGTAGTGGTCGTATTTTCAAATGAAACTGTCTCTATATTCGGGATTCCATCAAAATTAGTCGGACTATCCACAATTTCTACTCGTCCATCCTCATACACAGTACCACTGTGAATTAAAAATACACGATTCTCTTTAATATTCTTTACAATGCGATGTTCTTTGTGTTGAACAAGAAAGCTATAAAATGTCGCAATCTCACCATTTGCTGTATTTGGTTTATTAAGGGTTGTAGTGGGTTCCGAGTGTGATAAATGAAGCGTCTCCGTATATGCCTCTAAGAAAAGTTGTTTCAGTGTCTTTGACGAATAAAATGTTCCGGTTGCACCGAGTTTCGAGCGACTATTGATATATACAATAGGGCTATCTGCTGTATGAAAGCAATTAATCATAAATCCATCGAGTAATTCCTGACACACAAGATTTCCTCGAACTAGCTCATCTACCGTGTGAAATGGAAACTCTCCTACCGACGCTTTTGGTGGAGCAATACATACTGGGCGATTTGTATTCATATTCCAAATAACGGAGCGAAACCATCGGCTATGCGGTAAATCCATTTTCGATAGAGTTTTATCATATCGAATTAAACAAATTCCATTCGTTTCGTCCCTATCCACAATACGGAATTGCCCGCCCTCTTCAGATTCTAAATATGTCTGTAATTCATTCCAGGTTGGATATTTATCAATCAAATCTTTGAATAAGGATACATTAATATTAAGTGGCATTTCTTTAAAGATAATACTATATATTGTCTTTATATCTTGCTTCAAAATAACTTGCTTCAAAATAACTCGCTGATTATTCCACAGAAGGTTTCTCTATAGGATTATAGGGAACGAATGAGTAATTCCGAACAATTACCACCAGTTAATGAACTGGTAGTAGAAAATGAAGAAAATACAACAGAAACAACAGCCCCTGCAACTGCTCAGCCGGTTGCGAACCTATTAGATGAAGGTGAGGCAGTAAATGATGAAATAGATGACGAAGCGGATATTGCAGGTGATATCGCATCCTCAGTACAGATTGCTCCGACAGCGGATACGAGTACAGTTGGTGTACCACAAGATGATCCTATGCTTTTTGTTCAATTAGGTGATAGAGTTGTATATGATTCTAAAAAATATCAGCGAACAATTGGTACGGTCTATTATCGTAGTACTGAACGAATTAGTGTAAAACCCGATGGTGTTTCGAATACCCTGCATGATTTTGAACTAGAGGATAATGAAGAGGAGGAAATCTACAAGGAAGAGTATGGTGTATCAAGCGTATATGTAATTGAAAAACGCAAGTTTGAATCTTTTGTTGAGCAACAGGACTTTCGTGTAAATCAAATAATCGATACTTTTGATTCATCTGGCGAATTATATAAGAGTTATAAGGTTACAGGTGTTGATAAAGAAAACGATTATATTAAAATTCAAGATTTGGAGGATGAAGAGGATGTCCAAGATGTAGAGTTTGGATTTATTGGTATTGATTCGGATGAGCCTTTTCGTATCATCAGTATTCGGCAACTTGTTCCTGAGGAACAAAGCAACAAAGACAATGTTGTCGTAACAGACGATGCTGTTACTGCACTGGATGCTGTGACTGCACTAGAGGCACCTGCAGAGGATGAAGTGGAATTTGTCGGATTTATAGAAATTGTTCGCCCGAAAATATTCCGTGAAGCGCAAGCATATGAACAAAGAATTCCAGACAACCTACAGAAAGTAGATGCCCTCAATGATTTTATCAGTGGCCTGGATTCATCTCTTCAAAAAGATCCGAAAGCAATCCGAGCAGTCCGAGTACTCGTGGAAACACTCTTTAACCTTAAACAAGCGACCGTTGCCTACAATGATGATGGAACAATCCGTGGACAAAAAGATATTTCTGCTTCCACACTCTCTGAGTTAATCTCAAAGACACCAATTCCACTCGGTCGCCCCGTTCTCAGTATCAAGAAAAAAGAGTATATCACATCATCCGAGTCCATTGATGAATCACTAGCAGAAACAACTGATACGAATGAAGTTTTCTTTGAGATGTTTCGGAAAGAGTTAGATGCTATGCTTGAAAATAAAAGCCAGATTGTGGCTGGTACAATAGGAGCAACTAGCACACCCGCTCAAGGCAAAATTGTTCTTGAATGGAATGATCAAAAGAAATTTCTAACACAGTTCTTATCTCCCTGGACTCCAAATGAAGTATCAGAACCTATTTGGAAAGCATTATCAGATTCTGAGTTTTTCAGAACTACGCCACCAGATGTATCTGAAGAAAAAGAGGACGAAGAAGGCAAAGAAAGCGAAGACGAAGACAAAGACGAAGAAGGCAAAAAACCCAAAGCAAATAAACCGTCCCATGAAGTTCTAAATAATATACTGAGCGGATACATAGCATCGCATGAAAAAAACGTACCTCCAGTCTTTGATAAAGTACCATTCGGTATGGAGCGTGCTCTATCTACAACATATCGCAAAGGGACTGACCGCAGAAGGCAGGAATTAATACCCGAAGATAGCGCAAAGATGAACTCATATTTGATATTCCCATTTAAAACCGTGAATCAACTCGGCAAGACCCGCTCGAGTAATATAGCAATAGACTCAGGCCGTGCCCAAATGTATAAAAAGACAATGAAGATGATTCTGGAAGAAATCGGTGGCCCCAAAGAAGTCGGAACATCCAATGATCTAATCCTACTGGATGTACAAGGAATGACACTAGGAAATATTCCACTGGCCGATTACATCGAGGGTATTTCTGTTCCCGCACTCGGCATCGGTGATACATTTAATACCCTAGAACAATATGGTCTAGATAATCTTGAACTAACACCTGATATTGTCCGTGTACTACAAGCCAAGATCGAATTATATCAATCACAACTCATTTCAACAATCGCAACTCTGCGTGGGATTATTGAAACAGAGAAGGCCAAAGAGCCAGTCCAGAATCCTTTTATTGACCCCCTCCAAATTCTCGAAGTTATTCGAAGCCAGCCAACACTCGTTGAAGACCTCCAGGAATATGAGCGAATCAATCCCACCCTTGCACAATCCGATCTAGGAAAAGTAGCATACTTAATGTCCAAACACCCAGACTATTTCCAGGTCTCTGCGGGGCAAAACGGAGTCCTCATTGCGAAAGCCCTATTGAATGCAAATAATGACATGTATATTCAGAGTCTACGTGTAGCAACCCTCTTGAAATTTAATCGCATGAATGCGGGTGAAAAACCGAAGAGAAATACCTGTAAACATGTTGCCGATTTAGTTGCAGTCCGCAGAATCTCGGATGATACTGAGCAATTCCAACGATTTATCGAGTTCTTCAGGAAGTACCAGGGTGATCGGGACAATAACTGGATTAATTGTAATATCTGTAAGGAACACCTTATATGTATTCATGAGCGTCTCCAAATGCACGCATTCTTGAATCCGAAAGAGAAGGTGACAATTGAGAAGGAGATTATTCTAAAATTTGCGGGGGGAGTGTTCCAGGGTAAATATATTTGCCGAAATTGTGGTCAAGCAACTCGGGATCTCGATTTTGACAATAATCTGGAATTCGACGACAATGGAATGCCGAAATCGGGACGAGCAGTACTTATCGATGATGATGCAATATTAGAGGAGCAACTAGATCAACTTATCAGTGCCCCAATTGAACCCTCGCAGATAAAGAAACTTTCGCTAAATGATGATGAAAAAAAATGCTACTATATTATTCGGGAAATCGCAGAGCGAGTGGGTATAAATCCAGATAATGAGGGATACAGAAATATAATTGATCGAACAATTGCGTGGGTGAATAAGTTTCCAACACGGGATGCTTATAATGCACTGAAAAAGAAACCCGATTATGACATTGCCGTTGCAAGAAATATTATTGCCGCTAGTGCTACTTTTATACTACTAGAAATCCAGGCCAAGATTCCATCCTATGTAGTACGCTTTGCACTTAAAGGATGCCAATCTCCTGGATTTGACGGGTATCCCCTCGAAGGTGATATATCTGATTCAAAACAGGGAATTGAATATATTGCATGTGCTGTTTCCAGTATTCGGAGAAATGACGCACCGTGGAACCAGAGCGGTTTCCAGAAAGTGACCGATAATATGGAACGGCAACGGGGTATTGTAGTATATATTTTAAATATTCTGAAGCAAGTTATAAGTGATGATATAATTCAGGCACAGCTCTCTGAAAAACGGAAATACCTTGAAAAGATGAAAGTATCGAATCCATCTATGCCACACGATGAAATCCCCGCAACTTTCCTACCCGAACAGCTTATTCTAAAACGGGAGGAAGCCGCTAAGAATGCGATTAGCCCCGAAGTTGCAGGAAATATGGGAGAACGGGGTCGTCTTGCACTTGTAAAGCTCTGGATACGACAAGCACATGTATTGGCCAAGCGAACTGCGGCACTTGTACGAGGGTCATCACTGATCGAAACCACATGCTGTTTGGCAAATATTGAGTCCCCCAGTAGTTTTTGGCGTTCTGCAACTGATTTGCCAACACTAAATCGTAGGATACTTGTGCCAAACCAGCAGGGTCAGATGCTCCTAACCAACTTTGTTCCACGGGAATCTGGATCAAATGTTGCAGAACCCGATAAAGAGCTGTATTATCGTATTTTCCTCAAATGCTGCTTTCAGGGACCCCGTTTTGGATATCCTCACGAGCCTGACCTGACAAATGCGTGCCCCTGGTGCGGTTTCCAGTTTCCTACAATGCCATCCGTTATGGATAGTAATACGGAGGGTAAAACCGCACTCAGTTCACAGAACGTGAAAATGGGTTCAGCCGAATTTACGGCACTGCTCGATAAAATCCACCAGGTCAATCAGGTTGAGCCAGTGAAAGTGCAAGAAATCAATTCGGTGCGTGATATTATGGGGGAGCTCAGTGAGATAGTACCAGGGCCAATACCAGGATGGAAAGGGATAATCATTGAGACAACGGATAGGTTCCTTGGATTACCACCTGATGCAGATAAAGGTGATATCGCTTTGGCAGCGGGGTCGATTTCCGATGCGACTTCTGCGTCCGAACGAGTTATTGAAGAGCGCTTTACGGGTGAAGCATATCAGACAATTTTGTCTGATATAGTGAAATTATCTTGGATGAATTTCTTTCAGGTACTTCAGACATATTTTATTGTTCCATTTCAGCGAATTGTTTCTGAATTCAATCCGGCCTCTCTCTTTGTCCCTATAGAGTTGAGAAAAGATTTGAGTGAGACACATGTTGAAGAAGATGTGACTCCAATACTAAATAATGATGTATCCATTCTAACATCAAAGGGTCAAGATATTAAAAAGTCAAATATGAGTCTAGCAAAAAGTAAAATTAAATATTTTTTACAGCAATTGAGTGGTATATTATCATTTAAAAATAAAATCCGCCCAATTGTTGTTCCAGGTCGTGATATAACTTTGACATATATCCAGAGAACACTATTGTATGGCCCTCTCGCAACCCTCATAAATCCATCCGATATTCCTGCTGGAACCGAAATTACTAGCCCGATACGCTCCGTTGGTGATCCATCTATGCGGTTCCTTCTAGAATTGGTTGCATACTCGTTGAATAAGTATCGTAGGGAGCGTCTCTCTTTCAACGATAGGGAAATCAAGGAGATGATTGCGATTAGGGATGAGAAGGAGAGAGTGAATGTTGTTGCGGAGTTTGATAAATTGCCAGATGAAGAGCGTGCAGTGGAACTTATGAACAAGCGGTTAGGCATTGGTAAGTGGGCGGTTGGTGGTACTAAGTTGATTTATGCATATGATAAGGACTACTATGATCTAGAGCGTCAGAAGCGATTAGCAGCGGGTATAACGGATTTTGAGGGGGCAGGAAATGGTGAGATGGATATTCCTGGGGGACGTGAGATTGATGAAAACGGATTTCCTGTCTATAACGATATGGAATTCGAAAGAGATGGTGGATATGACCATAATCAGCATGGAGATGATGATTATGAGTAGCGTGCACTTTTTAGGAAAAAGTGCGCAAAAAACCCCGAAAAAAGTGCACCTGGATTTTTGGGCACTTTTTCCTAAAAAGTGCAAAAAAGTGCAAATGGATTCTCCCAATTCCGGTAATTCTATAAGGAGATACATACAAATATACCAATTAATCTATAGGTTCACCCTGGATAATCTACAATGAATATTTCATTATTTTCAACTTTTTGATACTTCGTATTTGAACATCGGACTTTTTTCCCTAAAAAAAAGTCCAACGTGGAATTAAGGAAGCAATGTCCCTG